CCTTTCGGCCCGGGCTTTGTGTAGGGAATTCTGGTCGGGACGGTAGGATTTGAACCTACGACCCCTTGCACCCCATATATGGGCGACAAGCCGGACAGGGCATTGATATAAAAAGGAAAGCGGGTATTTCGTGCGCCCAGAAAATCGGGAATTTCAGACTTTATAAATCAAAGCCTTACATTATAGTTTTGGTTGCCGTTTTGGCGTCACACCCACCAAATTTCAGGGTAACTAACATCCGTCAGCATGCTATTTAACACTATTTGACATGCAGTTTATGGCTGCATTGGCTAAGGTATCCAAAAAAGGAGGTTAGCATGCTCAAAAGGACGTTACTCTTAATCACGCTCATCCGCCCCACAGTCGCATCTCATCGACATCAAGCTACAAGCGCAACTAATCGGAGGGCGCGATGAAAGAGTCAGCAAAAGGAAAGTACCCGGCGCTCCGGATAATTGCGGCATGGTATAAAACGGTCGGATATGTGGTGAGCGTCATATTCGTTATCGCCGGCCTGGTGATCGCGAAGGATGACGGGATTACCGGGGTCGTTATGCTGATGGGGCTGGGAGCGCTCGTCTCGTTTGCGGTATTTGTTTCGATCGCGGAGATTATCCAGCTCTTCCTGGACTCCGAAAACAATACGCGCCAGTCTGCCGAATACTTAAAACAGCTTGTTGAGCTTCAGGCTCCACCGTCACCAACGCAAAAAAGCGAGCCGGCGAAGCCAGCCCCAGCAGCACCGCCGAGACCTGCGATCAAGCCTGTAGTCAGAGCCCGGAAAGCGCCGGCCAGCCAGGCCGAATCTATTAGGTCGCTGATTAAGCATCTTCATGGTGATGGCCTTAGCCCAGACGAGATCGCAGAAGAGTTAAAAAACGAGGGGCTGCCCACGCTGACAGGGGAGCCGGAGTGGACCTGCGATGAGGTGAAGGCAGCACTAGGGGCTGCGGCTAAATAGTCTGATCCACCCCGCCCAAAGCCGGAGCCGGCCCCTCAATCTGCCGGCCCCGTATGAAAACATGATCCCCTACACTGGCGGCGCCCCTTACCCGTACCCGGGCGCCGGTCACCAGCTCCACGATGGCCCCGTCCGGGGTGTTCGCTATCACCTCCCCTTTGTCCCTGGGTTCGCTCGGCAGCAATCCGAGCAGGCGCTTATACAGGTTACTCATGGGTTTCTACTCCGATGGTCTGCCATAGCTCCGGCCAGCTGTGGTTGATGCTCAGGCTGCGTACCAGGCCCCGGCGGGTGTTGCCCTGTTCCTGGTATTCGATCAGGGTGCCGGGCCGTATCATTCCGGTTTCCGGCAGTACCGGCAGGCGCAGGCTGATCTGGGCTTGCTTGCCGGTATCGCCCAGCAGGGCCAGCCCCCGCTGGCGCGTCATGGCCGGGTCGGTGGCCAGGTCGTCGACAATGGTCGGGGCGGGGTTGGTGCCGCCGGTGCTGCCGATGATGATCCGGTCCGCTCGGCCCTGTTCGCCGCCGTGTACCCAGACCGCGTTATAGTCCGGTTTTTCCTGCCACTCGATGCCCTCCACTTCCACAACGTCCTCCGGCAGTACAATGTCGGGGGTGGCGCTTAACCAGTCCCAGGGGGCGACCGGGTACCGGGGCAGAATCCGTAGAGTCTGGTCGGTGTCATGGCTCTGGACGTAGGCGCCGCCGGCCTCAGCGATCCGCTTCGCCGCGTCGATCCAAGTGCCGTTATGGGACCAGATACCGACGGGTATCTGCCAGTCCTCGATCTGCCAGTCGAGCGACCAGCCGATCGGAACGCCGTTGATTTTCAGTGTTTCATTCAGGGCCTGCTGGGCGGTCATGCCGCTGGTGTTGGTGTACTGAGTGACCGGTGCCAGGGGTGCGGCCAGAAACGCCGCGCGGCCCCGCCCTGAAACCCGAAGCCAGGCCTCGCCGAACCGGCGCTCTCTCTGGATATTTTCGACAAGCACGCGCAGGGGCTCGCCGTTGATGGTGGCGATCAGCTCCACCCGGGTGCTGCTGTCGGGGCGCACTTGTGCCAGGGCGCTGGCCGGGATGCGGGTTGACCAGCTCCAGGTCCAGGAGTCGGCGTCGATGCTGGCGCTGAAATCCTCCGCTGGTAACGGTGTGCCGTCCAGCTCGGTCAGGGTCAGGGTGTTGATCACGGTGTATATCTCCCTGATGGGGATGATGATGGTATCGCCCGGGTCTGGCTTTTCATCCGGGCAACCGAATATCAGTGTTGTGGTGCCGTCTTGCTCTCGGCAGAACCGGAGCACAATCTGGTCGTCATCCGGCGTTTCCGGGTCAACCGGTGGCGGCCAGGTGGCCAGCCCGGGCGGCGGGTAAATCGCCTGGGTTTGCCGGATGCTGATCTGCAGGGCCAACTTGGCGCCCTGGTTGGCCCGTATGGTCAGGCTGCCGGCGGTCGGGGTGGCCTGCTGTTCGCTCAGGCGCCGGGTGGCTCTTAGCTTGATGGTGTCTGCGTAGTCCTGGCGAACGCTTCGGGCCAGCCGGATGCCGTGCTGATGGTCGCTGGTGAAGGCCTGCCTTACCCGGACCGCATCGGCGTGGCCCAAGGTGGTGGCTCGGCCTTCCAGCTTCCGGCCGTGCTGGGCCTGAAGGCTCCGACTGGTGGCCAGCTTGTCCGATTGCTGCTGGCGAATGCTGTGGCCTTTGGTGACCGGCAGGGTCTGGGCTTCGGCGGCGGCCAGGGCGGTCTGGGTCCGGCGCATCTCCTGTTGTGCGGTGGCCAGTGGGGTCTGGCTGGTGCGGAAATTCCGCGACGGCAGGCCCACTGCTACGCCGTCGGCGTCCGGAAGGTCCAGGTTGTAGGTGCCCTGTGCGGTCAGAGTCATGGGCGCGCTGGCTTCCGGCAGGGCCGCGAGCAAGTCTCCCCGCAGGGTCTGGTCGATGGCGTCCAGCGTCAGCTCTGTCAGTGCCGGGGGTGGCAGGTCGGCCTGTAGGGTGCCCATGACCGGCGGGACGGCGCTTTCGCCCTCGGCGGCCAGGGTTAGCTCTGGCAGCTCTGGGGTCGGCAGGGTGGCCTGCAGGGCGCCGTTATAGGTCGGGTACTCCGGCGGCTCATAGCGGCCAAACTGGAGCGTGACCGGCCCGGGGGTCGCTTCCCTTGGGCGCAGCAGCTCCAGGAGGATGCCGGGGTCAGGGGTAAACCGGAGATCAACTGGCCCGGGGGTGTCCTGCCGTCGTTTCCATAGCCGGAGCTTGATCACGGTTTAGCCCTGAAAAGTGGCGCTGGTGATCCGGGCAAAAGCGCCGGCCTGTAGAGCATTGTCTTGCAACTTGATATCGCCGCTGCCGGCCTCGTCGCTCACTGTAGCATCTCCCCACCAGGCGCCCGCACCGTCCAGAATCCGGGCGTTGTCGGCGGTTCCTGCTGTCGTCACCTGCCCCTCGATGGCGGCGGTGGTCTGGATCTGCACGTTCTCGGCGTCCAGGCTCAGAGCGTCCGCTGGCATGGCCAGCTCGGCGATCAGGGTGCCGGTGTCCGGAGTGCCCTCGAATAGCTGAATGACGGCTTCCCCCGGGCTGGCGATCAGCCGGGCGTGGCTTTCCTGAAGGGCCGGCAGTCGTGCCGCTTCCTGTCGTGCCGCTTCATGGGCGGGGGATAGGATCAGTGCCATGCGTTACTCCATAGTCTCGGGAATCAGGCCGGCTTTGATTGCGGGGTCGTACTGCCCGGTGCTGTCGTAAGCAATCACGGTGTAATATCCCGGGTACAGGTTTGGAAATACCCACTCGCCGTTTATATCAGATCTGCCGAGTCTCATCTGCTGGTAAATGGGAGGGGCCAGATTGCCGGCGACTGCGCCGCTCTCTTTCATAAGCAGCAAGCTCCTTGCTTGCGGGTTTCCGGCCTGATCTAAAACCGTTCCTTTGATTTTCTGGTTGTTACCTGCAGCGGCGGTACTGTGTTTTAAAAAAACTGTCAGACGGGTGATCATCGCCAAGGCCCCCATATATCGAATCCGGCAACGCCTTTTTTGTTGTATGAAACCTGCGGCAAGGCGACCAGTAGCATGGCCGGGTCGGTGGCCTCTATTGGATCTATGGCCTCAAACAGTCCGAAACTCGCGTTTGGCCCTAAGGCTGTATCGTCATTAGGTGACGTATATAGCCCGGGAACCGTGCCACGTTCGGTGCTTCCGTCGTATACGACTAGTGGTCCAAAGAAGAGGTGCCCTCCTGTTGCCGGGTGCGGGTAAGGTCGGTCTCCGGCAATCGCGTTGGAGACTTCTGGGCCAAGACGGTAATACGGAACTGGCCCTGCCAAAATTCCGGGCAATCCGCGAGCTAGGTACGTGCCGTTGGCGTAGTTATTCCCGATCTGGTGCTGTTGTCCGCTGTTCTGTGGGTAGGAGCTTTTGGACCTGTACGCGGTGAACGCGAGATTATAAAAATCGCTTGCCCCGAACTTGTTAAAGTCCCCGAACTGGAAAGGCTGGCAGCCGTTGCTGTCATTCCATAGGGGCAGGAAAAATATCCATCTTTCATCGGCCACAATGGCCCACGGGTTCGGTAGGTAGGCACTGCTCGACATGTGCACGGCTACCCAAACCATGGTCGCCTGTTGGTCAAACGTCGGGATCGGGTTGTCGCCTGTATCAATGCCCGTCATAGTTTCGTAAGCACGAACCGGTACGGTTCCGCTAGAACTGCTGTGATCCACCTGCAAAAAAATCCCAGTCGCCTCTGGGTGTGTGGATCGGTATGCGCCTTTCAGCGCGTCTCCATAGGGTTTTTCCCAATAACCCGGTGTTGCTCGCTTGACGCTAATGCTGCCGCTGGCGTTGCCGTCGGGTATGCCCGGGCAGTCGAAGGTAAACGTGGTGGCGGTGGCTCCGGTCACTCGCCATACATCATTCAGTGCTGCGGGGGTGGCCCCGGCGATTTCGATGACGGCGTGCTTTTCAAAGTCGTTGCCGCCGCTGAAATGCACGGTGGCCACGCCATTGCTGATCGTGATCTTGTCGCCATCCGGCGCAGCGGTGCCAAAGCCGTTGATCAGGCAGGCATCCAAAACGGCAATTAGATCGCCGGCCTGCCCGTTGAGCTGGGGTGCATCGGCCATCCCACTATGAAACCACCGAACTGTACTGTTATCTGGAACTGCCATCAGTATTCTCCTTTAAGGTCTGTCTATGTTGCCGAGGGCGTGGATTTCGCAGCCGTCTGCGCCATCGTCCAGGGGCTCGTCGCTCTGCTGAATTGCCCGGGCCATCCAGAAGTCTGCCAAGGCGCCGACGGTGTTAATACGCACAATATTGCCGGCACTCCAGCCGCCCCCGTTGGCTGCCACGGGTATGGTCAGGTAGGGGGTTCCGCCGTTACCTTCCTCGTCGCGGGTGCGGGGGTTGATCGGGGCGATGTCCTCGGTGAACGGCCCGCTGTATACCAGGCCCACCCGCTGGCCGATCAATTCCACGTTGGTGCTGTTGGTCCAGCGCAGCAGCCAGCGTTCGGTTTCCGCCCCCTCGTTGGTCACAGTGATAGGGTGTGCGATGGTGTTCAGGGTGGCTGTGGCCTCGTCGCCTTCAATGGTGTCCTGCCATGTACCTGTCCAAGTTTGCTGATCCCAGGTTGCGGAAACCCGGGCGCGCCGGTCTCCGTGAACCAGGCAGCTGGCGACGATGGACTCGTTGGCCGGGTAGTTGTGGGTCAGGGGCCGGCTCAGGGTGATATCGCCGGTGATCTGGACGTCAGTCACCAGGCGCAGGTCGCCGACCGTGTGTTTTACCGTGATGGGCATGGTGATGCCGGTGGTGTCGTCAAAGGTCACGGTGCCGGTGGCGCGGTCCAGGGTGTAGCCGTCGGTCACTTGGTTGCCGTTGGCGTCAATCACCCGTATCCAGCCCACGCGCGGGCGGGTGGCGATGGTGCCGCCGTTGGTCACGGTCTGGGGCGCGGTTTCCTGCGGGTGCATCACCATGACCACATCGCCGGGGCGGTAGATCGGTACTCGGCCGTCGGAGGGCAGGCGCACGGCATCGATGCCCACGATGTCTGCGTTCAGCGGGATATAGCTGAAGGCGACGGCGTTATAGCGCAGGGTGCTGGTGATCATCGGCCGGGGCTTGTAGATGTTCCCGTCGCCATCCACCTTGGCGGGGTCATACCACCACTCGGTTTTTTCCTCGGCGGTCAGGCTACTGTCGGGCACCAGTTTGCCGAAGGTGACGGCGGCGGTACCGAACGTATAGTTGACCGTGCCCTGCAGCCATTCGTGGGTAAATTCGCCGTCCTGGTTGGCGGTGGCGATGATCTGCTCGCCGTCCTCGGTGGTGCCGATGATCTGCAGGCTTTCCGGTTTCAGCGGGGCGCTGGGGGTTCGGAAAAAGCCCTCGGTGGCCGTCCATTCGCCGTAGACGGTCAGCAGGCTGGTGATGGTGAAGTTGGTGGCGGTGGCGTCCTGCCAGAAGGTAATTTCAGCGGTGCGCGCGCCGTAATTGATGCTCCCTGCCACCAGGCCGCTGCCGGTGTCGGGGTCAATGTCCGTCAGCAGGTTGCCGTCGCGGTCGTCGTAGGTTTTGCCGCCGAGGTTGAACCGTACAGATTCGGGCACGATGGGGTCGATGGTGTTCGGGGCCAGTTCCAGCAGTAGGCTGGCGATGGGTTGCGTGTCGGTGGCGGCGGTCGAGTTGGTGTTTACGCCATCCACGATGTATTCAAAGGCCATATCAGCGGCGGCCGTGATCGGCAGGTCTTTGGTGCTGGTGCGGGTGTACCAGGCGGCCATGCCGTAGCCGCTGTACTCAATTTTGACGGGTACGGGGTTGCCGTTCAGCGTGATGGTGTTGCCGCTGATCGTGCCGATGATGGTGTCGGCGGCCACGGTTTCGCTTTGGTTGCTGCTCCAGCTCCCGGGCGTGGCGTCCGCTCCTTCGGGCACCACCAGATTGCCGCCCTGCTGAATGGCAAACGGGGCCAGCTGCTTGCCCTTGAAAGGGTGTTCGTTCGGGGCGGTCAGCGGCACCTTCACGCGCAGGGTGTCGGCTTTCGGAGTGGCGTTCAGGGTGATGTTGGTGTTTTGCGGGTGCGTCTCCTGTGCCTTCACCTGCTCGCCCATGTTGGCCGCTTCATACCACTGGTAATCAATGGTCAGCACGGTGCCTCGGTCGGGCAGGATCGTAAAGATCAGTTGGCCGGTGCCGTCGAAGCTGTCCAGGGTGCCGGTGGCGTCTCCGGTGATGGCCCCGCTGGCGTCGCAGGTCGCGGCTTTTTCGACGCCGTTTTCTGTCCAGCTAAAAATCAGCGATGCGGGAATGGCCGGCGCGTTCTGAAGGGTGAACGGAAAGATGGCCTGGTCTACGTTCACGGCGGCGGTACCGCTTCGGACTTTGTAGTGGGCGGGTGATCCGTAGGTGTAGATCACTTGGCTGCCTACGTCCGGCAGCGCGCCGGTGGTCAGGCTGACGTTGCCGTTCGTGTAATCCACGGTGCCGGTGCCGAAGCCGGGGTCTGAGCCGGCGATGGTGCCGTTTCCGTCGTCGATTAGGGTGTACCAGTTGCCTTGCGCCATATAGCTCACGGTCAGGGCGTTGGGCGCGGGTACCGGCGCGAGGGTTTCGATCCAGTTCAGGCGGCGGTTCTCGGCGGTCACAGTGCGGGCCAGCGTGTGGGCCTGCTGTGCCACTTCCACGTCGCGGCTGCCTGCGCTGATGGTTTGCACCAGTTCGGGGTTCAGGCGCTGGTTTGCCAGCGGTTCTTCGCTCTGGGCGGCGGGTACTAGCTGGGTAAACATGGAGGCGGCTTTCAGTTTCAGGTCGCCGATATTGGCGGCAGCGGTCAGCCGTTGTGCCCCGAAGTAGCGGGTTGCATCGGCGACGGTGGTATCCCGCAGGCGCGCGCCGGTGTCGTAGTTATAGCTGTCCTGTTTGTTAACCTGGTGGCCGGTGAAGTCGTAGCGCAGGGCATCCGAAAGATCCAGGGACACGATCAGGCGCTGGAAATCGTTGCCCTGGGCATCGGTGAAGGTCTGCATCTCGGAGCTGACTTCGGTCACGCGCACGTACTGCTCTTTTTCGTCCGGTTGGCCTTCGTTCTGCACGAGGCAGAGGGTTTTCCCGCGCGGCGGCAGGGTGGTGCTCTCGTCGCGCTGGATGATCCGGATCTGACGCATGCCGGTGATGTGGTTTTCGTACAGGGCGCCGTGCCACATGGGGCCTTTGAACAGATAGGCTTCCACGCGGTTCGCTGCCTGCTCTCGGGTGTCGAACGGGTCGTTGGTGGTAAACAGGGTATAGCCGATGGCCGGATCTTCCGGCAGGGCCGTCACCACGGTTTTCGCGCCGCCGAACAGGTCGGTGCTCAGGGTTCGGACGGCCAGAAACAGCTTCCGCAGATTGAACCGGCCCATGGCGCGGTCGAGGTCGCTGATGTCCTCGAATACGTTGTTCATCACCCCGTCCGGGATTTCGTTGCCGGTGGCAGCGCCGCCGCCTTCGGGTACGTCGTCCATGACCTGGCTGGCCAGGAATTTGATGTTCTGTTCTTGAATCGGCATGGATTACGGCTCCACGGTGATGAATCGGAATGTGGGAATTACCCGGTGGTCTGGGCCGGGGTTGATCTGGAAGCGCAGCGGCGTGCTTTCGTAGCCCAGGCCATCGTGATGGCGGAACTGAACGGTGTGGGTCTCGCCATGGAAATCGAGGGTGAGCTTTTGGCCGGGCTCGTTGTGCCACGCAAGAATTTGGGGCTCTTTCGTTGCCAGCATCCAGCCGCCCCGGTCCGGCGCCTGCAGTGTGATCGGCTGGCCAAGCTGCGCCGCAGACACCTGAATGATGGCTTTGCCGGTGACGCTGCGGGTGAAGCTTTGGGATACCGGGGACCAGGTGCGGTCTATCCAGTTCAGATCTTCCGGCAGCTCTACGGTGTTGGTGCCATCGGATAGAGTGATCACAGTGCGGTACTCCGTGCGTTTTCGAGGGCCCGCAGAAGGGCATCTTGATCATCGGCCAGCACGCGAAAGCTTTGGCCTCCCAGATTGACGTTGACGGTCTTAACCGTTTCGGTGCGGGCCTGGGAGGTGGTCGGCTGGCTCAGTTCGCGTTGAGCCCGCTGCCTCTCAATCTCCGCCAGCTGCTGCTCACGCGCCCGATCGGCGGCCTCCTTCTCGCGGGCGTTCTCGGCTTCCCGGCGGTTCTTCTGTTCGATCTGGTAGATCTTTTCGAGGGTGTCCAGGGATTGCTGGTAGTCGGCAGCGGCCTCATCGGCGCCGGCCTGCCGGGCCTGTTCCAGCTGTTCCTGCAGGCGTTTTCGTTCGGCCTCATATTGGATTCGTTGGGCTTCTTCGGTGTCGCCCCGGATATCAGCCAGCCGCTGGCGCAGGCTGTTGAGGGTGTTGTCTGCGGTGTCGGTGAGTGACTGCAGTTTCTGCTTGGCGGAGTCGATCGCACTTTGCAGGCCGCTAAGGCGCTGCTTGTCCAGCAGGTCAAACCGGTTGGCTGCGGTTTCGCTCAGGCGGTTGAGCTGATCAAGGCTGAAGCTGCCGGAATCGATCTTGCCCTGGAGGTTCTCCATGGCCACCGCCTGGGACCAGAACTTTTCCTCTACCTCAGCGGCGGCCAGGGCGGTATCGGCGAACCATGCCGCGAGGCTGCTGGACATCAATCGACGGCGGGCGGATGCCAGTTCATCTGTGCGCTGGCGAGCCCGCTCGAGGGCATCAGCGGCTGATTCACTCTCTGCCACGAAGGCGTTGCCGCCGATCTTCATTTCAAACAAGTTTCGGGCCGCTACGCTAAGTGCCGTTACTTGCTCCCGGGCATTTGAGATGGCCTTGGAGAATGCGGCCCCCAGAGCTTCCCTGAATTTCTCCCGGGCTTCCTCGGCTTCCTGTTTGGCCTTTTTCGTTTCCTCCGCCAGGCGCTTTGTCTCATCGGCTGCGTTGCCAGCCTTGGTTGCGATATCTTCAGCGCTGGAGCTCGCGGCATTGCCGGATTCCTCGGCCTGCGCCTTCACCTCTTTCAGGGCATCACGCAGACCGAGTTGCGCAGCCTCCGCTTCCAGGGCGCTGATTCTGGTCTTGTCGCCGGTCTCGATTACGCTCTGGGCATATGCCGCGAACGTTTCTTCGATTTTGTCCTTGGTTGCGGTTCCGCTCGCACGTATTTTTTCAAAGGCCTCTTGGGCCTTATCTGCTGCCTCATTGAGTGCCTGTTGGCTTTTTACATTGAGTACTTCGTAGGAGTCGGCAAGATCCTTGGCTTTCTGCCCGGCTTTGGTCGTTTCATCACCGGCTTTGCGGACGGCAGTTTCAACATTCTCCGCCAGCGTGGTGAGGGTGCCGATTCCTTTCTCGGTCTCTTCCTGGAGCTTCTTGCCAGATTCGGCAGCATCATCAAATGCACCGACAACGCCTTTGCCGGCTTCAACGGTTTTGCGTCCGTACTCCGCTGTCTGCTTGGCTAAATCGACCACGGTGTCCCGGGCGGCGCCGGCCTTGGCGCTGATGTTGTTGTAGGTCTGATCACTGACCAGCCCCACCTTGTTCATGGCGAATGCAACGCCTTCAGCAATCGACAAGATGCCAGCGAAGCTGCTCGACACCAGAGTGACAAAGCCGGACACGATCGTTTGCAGTCCGCGGAACAGGGTCATGGCACCACTGGCGCCGGATTCAATCGTGTTCCAGAGCGTGCCGAATCCTGCCGAGATGCTGTCCGCGTTCTCCACCAGTTTGGCCGCCATATCGGCGCCCCAGTCGGTCAGGCGCTTGAACAGATCGATGAGCTTCTCGCCCATTTCGTTCTGGTCGAACAGATCCACCACTTTGTCTGTGGCGTCGGCCACCACCGGGGCCAGCTCGGCACCGATTCGGCGGGTGAGGCCCTGAATCTTCAGGGTGATGTCGTTGTAGATGTCATTGGCTTTGAGAAGCTTGTCCAGCTCCTCATCGGTGTAGATGGCGCCTTCTTCCTCGGCAGCCGCCTGGATGGCTTTCAGGCCGGCGGCGTTGTTCTCCAGAAGGGGCTGCAACTGGCTGGCATCGCTGGCCAGCTTTTCCAGCATGGCTACCTGCTGCTCTTTGGGCAGGCTTTCGATTGCGGCCGCGAACTTGAGCATCTGCTCTTCCGGTCGCAGGTTCTGAAAGTCCTCAATCTTGAGGTTCAGCGCTTCCATTACCTGAGCTGCTTCACCACCACCCGTAGCGCCGAATTCGCCCAGGCGCTCAGTTACGCTGCGCAGAATGTCCGCAACTTTATCGCCAGTCAGCCCCACCCGTTCGCCGGCGATCTGCCAGACCTGCAGGGCTTCACGGTTTGCGCCGATGGCATTGGCGGTGTTGGTGAGCTCATCCGCCAGCGAGGCCTGGCCACGGGAGAATACAGTGAGCGTGGCGGCAGATGCGCCAATACCCGCGACCAGCGCAGTGGCGCCGGCAGCTACGGTTTTGAGGCCGGAGCCGAGTTTGCTGAGTAGGCCGCTGGATTTGTCGGCTTTTTCGCCGAGGTCTTCTGCAGCTTCTGCCACGTCTTCTGTGGCGGGGGCCGCCTGCTGGGCGCTCTGGCCCATTTCGGTGAGCTCGGATGACAGGCTGGCCGCCTGCGTGTTTACTCCGTCCAGCTCCTTCCGGATTCTGACCTGCTCGCCTGCCAGGTCTTTGGTGCTAATCCCGGCGGCTTCCATCTCACCACGGAGTTCGTTCAGCTGCCTGTTATTGGAGATCCAGGCTTCGTCCGCGCCTTGGGCGGCCTTCTTCGCGCGTTCGAATTCCTGTACCTGGGCCCGGGTGGGTGCTTCGGTTTGTGCAAGCGCTTTGCCGAGTTCGGTGGCTCGGGCTTTCGCGGCCTGCTGCTGCTCGGCCAGCTCTTTGGTTTCGCGCTTGAGTTCTGCAAATTGAGTGACGAGCCCCTGCTGCTCCCGGAGCTCCGTCAGGCGGCCCGCCAGCGCCTGCATTTCTTCTGAGGTTTTCCCCAGGCCTTCGCGCAGGGCGGCGGAGTTGTCGGGTAGCTCCACACGGCCGGATTTTTCCAGCTCTTGCAGATCGCTGATCAGGCCCTCTACGTTCTTGAGCCCATCGACGGCTGCAGAAATCAGCAGGTTGACGCGTTCGTCATTTCCTCCGGCCATGTGGTTTCATTGCCTCCCCGCTTAGATCATCGCCATTTCGACAAACTTGCTTAGGCCAGCGCCGGTGCGACCTTCGTCCGCCAGCACGGTGCCGGACAGAGTCAGCTCGGCGAAGTCGTCGCCACCGTGACGCTGGAAGCCCGAAGTTGGGGAGAGCTTCACGCGGAAGTACGTTGCGTGCAGCGGGTTACCGCTATCAACAGAGTTGAGGCCTTCCCAGCGCAGCTCGAACAACTGTTGCGAGGCCGCCAGCGCCTGAATCAGGTACTGAGGGTTGCGCTCGTAGGTGGCCTTGAGCGGCACCATGGTTTCATCGTCTGGGTAGGCGATATTCACCGGGGTGTCTTTAACACGGATGCCGTGCGGGGTGCGGTCGTAGTCATCACCAGCAACGAGAGCGGCGTTGCCGATGTGCTGCCAAACAACGGTGCCATCGGTGACCGTGCCGTTTGCGGTCGGCCATGTTGGTTCGGTTGCACCCGTTTCGCCGCCAGTTGTGGCCAGATAGGCCTCGGTGGTGTCAACCAGCACAGCGCCTGCTGCAACCGCGGTTGTAGCTGTCCATGTGGTGTCGTCGGCCACGGTGATGCTGACAGCCTGATCCGGGTCCGGCAGGTAGCGGAAGCCGATACGGGTGCCAGACCAGGACTCGACAATCTCATCAGAGATGGACTGCGCGCCGATCTGCTCGATGTTTGCCAGGAAGCCCGCCGCGATGTTGCGCGGAGTGATGTCGTTACAGGTGGCTTCGAAGGTAAAGGACGTTACGTTTTCATCAACGTCCAGCTCTCCACCAGCTGCAGTGGTGTAGTCCTGTCGGGACTGACGATCTACTTCGATCGATTCGGTGAAGCCGGTGACGTTCCCCAGCTCAAATGGACGACCCCCGCCAATTGGCTTGAGGATGAAGCGGCCGCGGCCTTTGTAACCGCGTGTGGTTGATTGCAAGGACATGGCATTACCCCTCGTTTTTGGTCAGCGGGTAGCTGATTGTGATGGTGTGCGTGACACCAGCGGTGTTTGAACCAGACTCCGGGTGGACGTAATCGCCGCCGGAGATCGATACATTGGTAGTGTTTGGCAGTGCATCCATAGCCAGTAGCGATGCCAGGGCCATGGTGATGTCTTCGTCCAGCTCGTCCAGCTCTGGCTCGTAGTCCCGATCGTTGGCGTCAACCATGCCGGTGACCAGCACCTCCCGGGACTTCATGACCGTTTTGGGCTTGGCGGCGCCTGGGGCGTTGGAGGATGTGCTGACAGAGATTAGAGGCAGATCATCCTGGTTGATCCGCAACGACTCTGGCCGGCCCCGGGTTACTTTGTTTCCAGCACTGGTATGGAAGCCATTTTCTGGCCGGATTCGCTCCAGCTCCTCGATGATTCGGTTAACCAGGGCGGTGCCTTTGGCGGACATTACCGGCCCCCCTTCTGCATCGCGTAGTTGAGCTGGGCCCGATACTCTTTCACCAGCTCTTTGCTGATCTCTGGCTTCAGTTCGCGCCGGACCCCACGGAACACCTGGTCAACCGAAGGGCCGTAAAGGTGTTCGATGTCGCCACGGGCGGAGCCTGTACGAACGAACACCCCCATAACCCCGGAGTTCTTCAGCGGTAGCAGGAATGCGCCTCGCATCTTCTTGCGGCCGCCCTTGCGGGACACAGCTACGGATACACCAGCCTGCTTTTTGCCGGACGGAATGCCTCGCAGCTGGTCACCCGCCGCCCCGCGAGCAGCCCTGGCCATTTGCTTTGCGCCATAGCGGGCCAGTCGGGTGGGGCGCTTGCGGCCAGAAATGACGGCTTCTGGGTTTCGCTCCGTCGCCTTTTGAGTAACGGTGAGGTTGTCGTTAACGTAGGCCGCTGGCAGGCGCACCTGGTCGCGGATAGCCTTGCTGGCTGCCGTTCGGAACTTTGAGGCCACTCGGTTCACCGCCCGGAACTGTGCTTTCTCGGCAGCTTTCACGGTGCCCTGGATAAACTTCCGGGCTTGGGCAAACTGGCGTTTATCGATACTCAGGCTCATCGCAACACCACTTTGGTCATCGCGTCGTCTTTCACGGCCATCAGCTGATCAACCTTGTGGGTCTCGCCTCGGATGACCACCAGCAGTCCCTCGCGGATGGCGGGCACTTTGTCTGGCAGCACAGATACAGTCAGTCGGCTTTCCACCACCGGCTCGTAGCTGCCAAGCTCCACCAGCTCGTTGGCGACAATGCCCCGGGCCGGCTGGCCTGCAAATGTGATGTCTTCGCCGAACATATCCATACAGACTTCAGCGGTTTCTCTAGCCAGATCAATCATTGCGGCGATCCTCTATCAATCGATCCAGCTTCCCGCTGATGAGGCGGAGGTCTGTCTTTAGCTCGTCAAACTTTTTCTCGCTTCGCTGTTGATCTGAGATCCGGGATTGCTGGATCATTTGCACGGAGCTTTCTACAAGGGCAATCCTCTCGTCTTGCTTTGCTTGATCTCGAGAGATGCCTACCGCCAGCATAATCACCGTTATGATGACTGCGATAGGAATACCCTTATCAACATGCCAGCCTCTGCGATCTGCCATTTCCGTCACCGCTGCACCTCGCCAGTCCGCATGATCTGGGCCAGCTCCTGGGCTCGATTGCCAACTTGGCGATGCCATTTTGAATCCAGCATTTGGCGCGCAGCTTCGGCGTAATCCTTTCGGGCGATAGCGGCCCACATCTTCCGAAAGCCCATCAGCCCCCGGAATCCAACGTTGAAGCACATATTCATCAGGACCGTTTGGCGCACCGAGTCCAGCTCGTTGTACTCATCCACGGTCTTCAGGTACCGCTCAACCTGGTCAATGTCATTGTCGAGCATGAAGTCCGCCTCATCGCGACTGATTCCAACGTCTTCCAGGTTGCGACCATAACCAACGGTCAACTTACCTACGGTGTCCCGGTAGGGTTTCAGACGCAGGCCTTCGTGCCTTTCGAGTTGTGATCTGAGTAGTTGCCGGTCCACAAACAGCCTCCATCGTATCCTTGGGCCATTATTGCGAACCGGCGTTTTGGTCGCCTGTCTTGGGGTGGGAGATAGGTCTGAGCCGGGAGCTATTAGCGCCCGGCTTCTGGATCAGGGGTGGTTGTTGCAGAGTGAATCCCAGCCTTCCGGTCATCAGCTTGCTCGGCAGCGCGCTCTTTTCGAACCTGATCAGGGTCGTTGCCGCGGCTATGAATGACATCAGACTGTGATCGGAAGCCCGCTTGAACTTCCAGTTTTAACGCCTGCACATCTTGGACAGGGTGGAAGTATGGCCATGCCGGCGGAACCCAGCGGAGTGTGTCCGGAGTGCTATCACCTACAGCACCAATCAGCCGAGCCGAGGCCACCCATGCAGATTTAATCGGGCGCATCATCTGACGAATCACCCGATGCCATTGGTGCTGCTCAACCCGGCGTCGGTATTCGTTTATAAGAACCCGCGCAGTGCGATCGCTCAAGCCTTGGAAGTCGCCAGTCAGCAATTCGTATGGAAGGCCAAAGCCAGCGGCAATATCTCGTCCGTTTACCCTCGAAAAGCCTTCGTACTCACCGCCCAATGAAGGCAGGTTTGGGAACTCTACGCCTTCACCCGGCAAAAGGGTGTAGGCACTTCCGGGAGCAATGTCTGACATTTCCCGACTTTCGATTGGTTCTCCGGTGATAGGATCTGAGCCATCCTCTCCTGGTTCTGGGCGCGTAAAAATTGCAGTGAAGCTGCTAGCCAGCTTCTGACGCTCCAACGTAGCTTCGTCGTAGTCGTTCTTCTGCTGCAATCGCTGCAGGACCGTCGCCAGCGGAGGAAAGCCGCGAACCTGCCCTGGGCGCAACGGCTCAAATATATGAATGACCCGGTCAGCGGGCACCCGCACGAGATCGTTCTGGCTGATTGTCAACCCGTAGTTTTCTCCGGGATGCTGCTTGTGCATCCAGTAGGCAACCCGCTGGCCAATGCCATTGAACTCAATACCCTGGATGATTCTGTTGCCGTTGCTCAGTACCGGAAAATTCTGCAGGGGCACCATGTCGGCTTCCAGAAGCTCCAGTTGGACTGGAACGGCCAGGCCATCGGTAGGGCGCCGGTACCGAATGCGGATGAAGCATTCACCGGTTTCACGCCAGGCGCGGACGCCGGCTTCCTGCAGGCCATAGATGTCGTAGATGCCGGACGCATCGCACTCGTCCTCAAACTGTTGCCAAAGAGACGCTAAGCTCCTGTCATCAAAGCGTGGAACGATGCCGGTGCCCACGATGTTCGTCACATCCAGATCCACGGCTCGGGATGCCAGAGGGATATTTCGGACTGCGTCGCGGGCCCGCATCCGGGCGGTTCTGAGGTTGGCCAGATTTGCAATGTTGGGGCCAGGATCGCCTTTGTCCCGAAATGCTTTGTTGCCCGGCTTGCCCGCCTGCCAGTAGGCCACTACCGGACCGGTTCGACCGAAAGGATCACGCTGTTTCAAAATCCAGTACCTCGCATCGGCCGGATCCGCCGGCGGCTTTGGGGTTGGCTTTGGGCAAGCTCTGTTCGGATGGCGTTGCGGGCCCTCAGCAGTTCATCAACGTCCCGATATTCAACCGTGCGGTCAGAAAAAGTAACGCGCCGTTCACCTCTGGCTATGGCGCGATTGATGGCATCCAGATCACTGCTGGTAAAGCTCATACCTTATCCCCTTGAGTAGTTGGGGCTCCGAAGAGCCCCGTGCAGGGTTTAGGTGCGCTTGGCGCGCTGGAGCATCTTGGGTCGGGTAGCGATCGGCAGCGGATAGCTGTAAACCTCAACGTCCACAGAAGCGTTTCGCTTCTGGTCCGGGATGACCAGGCTGTAAACGTCCTGACCGGGCAGGTTGATGGTGTCGAAGAACTCTCCCGGGCTATAGGCCATCAGGAAGGCGCCCGGCGCGTTTACCGGGTAGAACTTAGCCTTGTCGGTGCCTACGGCTACGGTGGAGCCATCATCAGTGCCCCGGTAGTTGATCCAGCGGATGCCGCCGTAGACAAACTGCTCGTATGCCATGCCCACGTCGTTGCGCAGATCAGCTGCTTGCTGAGTGCCCAGATAGGTCTCCCGGACTTCCGGGTGCGCTACCAGGTCATCCCAGAACGCATCGCCCACAACAGCCTCGACCATGGTGCGACCGGGAACCCAGGCGCCCGCCGCGGCCTTCATCATCTGGCGTACCACCTGGTTGCATTTTTTGCGAACCGCGCCAGAGGCCGGAGATGCGTTGTCCAGATCAAAGTCGATCTCGGCATCCTGGGTCACCCCGAAGGCGTCGAAGTAGTCCTCGATGACAGAGCCGTCCGCATCCACCACCTGACCCTGAATGGCGCCAAGCATCATGTTCTCCCAGGTCAGCTCAATGTCACGCATCAGGCCGGCAGGGCCGTTCAGGCGGTCAGCAACTTCCGCCTGCACCTGCATCAGCTCGGTCTCGGAGCCAAAGGCGCGGATATTGGCCAGCTCACTGGCAGTGATCCGGTCGCTCTTGGCGATACGAACGGTGCGGAAGTCACGCAGGGTGCGCTTGCCGGCTGAGCTAGATTCCGGAGCGGCCCCGCGAGGGCTGGTCGGGATCAGGCTCAGTACACCGGCCTTGCTCTCGATTGCCACGGTCTCAGTGCGGACCCGCTTGGGGGTGAAGATGCCCCGGTTGCGCAGGAAGCTCGGCTGGAACTCCTGCTCGTTCAGGGCTTCGGTCAGCGAAACCATGCTGAAGGCGTCGCTGTTGAAGATGTCCATAGTAGCCATTTGTAATCTCCAGTTCAGATCGTTGTGGCCAACAAGCAGTGCCAGCCGGGTTCGGATTTATCGGACGATGATGCCAAGCTCGGCCAATGCCGCGGCGGCGGTCTCGATCTCGCCTTCGGTCGCGCCAGCGAAGAAGGCCAGGTCTGCGCCGGTTACCTCGCAGTCACGGGCCAGAATGACGCCGGTCTGGGCTGCGTCGGTCGCATCCACTGCATCAAACAGGATGCCTGCCGGGGTCTCGGATCCGTCAACGTTAGTCGGGTTGTATTCGGCATAACCGCCAGCGGTCAGCGCACCAACCACATGACCTGCCTGCAGATTGTTGCCAGCGGCCACGGTTACGGTATCGCGGCTGCGGTGGCCGTTCGCTTCGGAGATGATGAACTCGCCGGCATGCCGGGATTCAGTAAGAGTAGCCATTACCATTTACCTCTCGGTTGGGTTTTCTTGAAGGCGTTTGCCCAGCTTGAGCGGGCTTCTTTCTCTGCCTGGCCGTCTTCCAGGCCGGGCAAAATTACGGGGTCAGCATTCCGGGCCTCGTCGTCTGCCGCCTGGGCATCAACGATCCGTTTCTTGGCTTCATCCAAAGTGATGCCCTCTCGCACCCAATCCGCAGCTTTAACCGGAAAGCCTTTCTCAATGCACAGAGCCACGATATCGGCGGCATGGTTTGGCTTGTCTTCAGGCTTGTTGGGCATACTAGTCACCGCTGGCGCTTCCGGTTCTGCAGGCTTCTCGAGCTCTGCTACCTTGGCCAAAACCTCAGCAGGGATGTCCATCGCTTTCGCCATGGCGACAGCAGCGGGCTGTGCCAGTGATTCCACGGTGTCGGCAAACCCGAGGTCTACCGCCTCCTGGGCGGTTAGCCAGGTCTCGCCATCTAGAAGGGCTTTGATGTCATCTTCGCCTTTGCCCGTGCGGGCCGTGTAGGTGGCAAGCAGGGACTTCTCGAACTGTTCCAGGTCATCAGCAGTTTTCCGAAGCTCGGCCGCGTTGCCCTGAGCAAATGTCCACGGGTTATGCACCATCATCAGGGTGTTTGCCGGCATGGTGATCTGGTCGCCTGCCATAGCAATGATGGAAGCCGCGCTGGCAGCGATACCATCAACACGGACGTTAACCAGAGCATCATGGCCACGCAGGAAGTTGTAGATCGCGAGGCCGTGGTCCACTTCACCACCGCGGCTGTTGATGGTGACGTTGATCATCTCAACATCGCCCGCAGCTTCTACTTCACGGATAAGATCGCTGTCTGAAACGCCCCATTCGCCGATGTATCCGCGAATACTGACGCTGACCTCTTTTCGCTCCGCTTCGGCGCGGACATCAAACCATTTTTTTGCCATCTCGGATCTCGCTGTCGCATTGATCGGGTCGATGATGGCATGTTGGCAAAATGATCTGAGTTGCGCCTGTCTTGGGGTACGGCGGGCCATCACGAGCTGGTGTCCTGAGCTCGTGATGGTCTGGCTGCTTATGGAGCGGGGGTGTCAGGCCAGCATTTTCTGGCCGGTGTTTGGCTGATAGCGATTCACCAGCTGCCGGGCCTGACGAGTAGAAACGAACAGGTGCTCTCTGAATTCGTTGTACAAGGGTCGGTTAAGCGCAACCAGGGCGGGGCCTATGTGCTGCCCAAACTTACGCTCCATTACCTCACAGTGGGTGAGCAGGCAACGCAGCTGGGTAATCTCTGTTTCCGTTAGCGTTGAGGTGGACTTCTCCGCTTCCAGGTACTCGCCCTCAAGCGGAACCCGGGCAACCAGGCTGACCGCATCCGTAAAACGCTCAGGCTCGATTTCCTTATAGGTACAGCCGAACTTGCTTTTGAGGGACGACCAGCAGGTGATGGCACCTTTTGCGCGCTTTTCCGGGGGCAAGGTTTCAACTCGGGCTTTCACCAGTCCTTTGATGGCGTCTTGTTGTTCCAGGGTGAGACCGGAGGGCAGGGCTTTCTGGCGGCGGCGAGCCGGGGCGGATTTGCCATACAGCTTTTCGGCCATTTCGTTGAAGGCGTTGATGTAGGCCTCTTTTACTTGAGCGGCCTTCTTGCCGGTGAAACCCATGACCAGGAACATGAAGCCGTCTTTGGTCATTTCGTAGACTTTGGATTTTCGCTTGGCGCCGTTGCCAACGGTTATTTCTTGATCATGAGCCGAAAAGTTGGCTGATGAAAATTCAGGCGAACAGTCGAGGGCCTGAACTTTATCGAGAACATGCGTGTGGCGCTTGCCAAATGCCTCAGCAACTTTCAGGGAAGTAGTGCGGAGCTGGTTCTTTTGAACGACGATGAGTTCGTTTGCGGTGAGTGCGATTGTCATAATTTGCGTCCTGTGTGTTCTTTCGAAATTGGTGCCGGGAGGTTCGAAAGTCCCACACAGAGGACCGGATGGTATTCCCCGAGGGGTGTTGTATTCCCATCCCCTCCCGACAGAAATCGGTTCGATAGACGCAATTTGGGCGCAAAAAAACCGCCAGCTGTCGGGGGCAGTGTACCGCTGTGTGTTGGGAGTTTCGACGCTCCTTGCAGCGGATTATGGACCGACAGGTGACGGTTGGCAAGGTATCAAAGACCGCTTGCTTTAATACCCCTTATTTTGGGGGTGTCGGGTTGGGCGTAATCTGCCTAGTCCGTTCGATAAACTTTTCAGCAGCTTTGTCGAAGTGCTTGTAGGCCACGGTGCTCATATCTTTGGCGCTGACCACCCAAGGCTTTTCCCGTTTTCTATCAGGCTGAACAAAGTTTCCACCTAGGTCCATGTGCAATTCATTTATCTCCGGGTCATAGTAGATCGACACGGTTGGGTATTTGAGCAGCTTTTTATGCTTTCCATACATGTGAAGCCCAACATGCTCCGAGCTTTTCTCTATATGCCAACCTGCCGATACCCACTCATTCTTCATGGACTCCACAATGTCATCTGTGGTTCTGTATTGTGGCGAAACTGCTTTGCCAGGAGTCCAATTCTCTGAGGTGCTGCTCGATGCACCGACCAGTGAAACCTTATCGATTACAAACATTTTTACGGCATTGGACGAGTAACATCGAGCTCGCACCTTGCCATCTTTAATGCTAATTGGGGCAATATCGCGCTCAGCGCCTGGCTGACTCCCGCCTGCATAGGTAATACGCAAAACCTCGCCGTCTTCAATTGCTGCATGTAGCCGGTCTTCCACTGTCATTCCGTTATCTCCGTGTGGTTGATTTGCATGCTAAATGTAGCTTATTCAGGCCCCTTTGAAGCCCTTTCCTTTCTTAAACTCCGTTTTTTTTCGTGAGTGCGGCTGCCTTGCCTGCATCTCTCTGCGTTCATCACGACTGACTCGCTCGCTGTTTTCCAGCACCGGCCGGGCCCAGGCCGGAGGCTTATCCCACCGGATCTTCGCCACTCCAAGTGACAAGGCAGCAGCGCGATTCATGCCCGCAAGATCTAGCGCCTCGTTCCGTTTGCGTACTTGCTTCCAGCGGCCGTCAGGCTGGCGAACTTCTGATTGCCACTCGTCCCAGAACCAGGCGCCGAGCCACCGGGGAAAGTGGAGGCGAGAGCTTCCGTTGTCTGTGCGCCGGGCAGCGTTCGTCACCGCATCTTTCAGAAGGTTCGGATTACATATGAGCAGCGGCACATCAGCCTTTGCCGCAGTCGGGACTTTGCTTTCCTTGATTAGCGGGGCGTTCCGAGCGGATGCACCCTTATAGACCCGGACCCGGTGGGCCAGACGATTTTGGGCGCACTTCAGGTACCAACGATAGGCGTTTTCGGTTACGCCCTCTTCGCCACCGGAATCCACAATGGTCCTTCGAATCCGCAGTTCCTGGCCCTCTTCGTGGGTCCGGTAGGTTGCTTCCACGACCTTTTGGGTGATTACGTCCCAGTCTTCGGGGTAGCTAGCCGGATCAATCGGCGCAGGGTTGCCGTCCAGGCCTTCTCGGTTGCTCTCTTTAATCTCATAGCGATCAATCAGCCATTCCTCACGGTCCGGCCCGTGCGCGTGCACCTGCACAATGAATCGGGCGTTCTGTCCACCCTGAACATCTACAGCGGCGGTGAGAAACCGCGCCTGTGCCGGGACCAAGTAGCGCTCGAAATCTTCAGCGTTGTCAGCCGGGCTGATTCTGGCAGCATCGTCCAGCATCGCCCTCGGCAGGTATGGCAGACCCCAATCTACATTTGTGACTGTCTTTAGCGCCTTCTCGCTTCGTGTTAGCTCGTAAGTTTCACTGGCGGTTTCGAGCTTTTCGGCCAGGCTTGCCCACGTCTGAAAGGCAGCAGCAGGGCCTTCCATCCAGAACGATGCGATGCGGCCGCCCTTCGGGGTTCCGATCATTTCGCCTTTGGCGGTAAGTGAGCAGCCTTCAGGCACCCACCGGCCGGCCATGTTCAGCCTCTTTTTCTCAGCCTGGGAGATCTCGGCGCCGCAATGCGGGCAGAAAACCGCCTTTGAAGCCAGGTTGAAGTTCTCCCGATTTGGCTGGAACCATTCGCGGCACTGTTTTTGCGGGCATTGCCAGTACCATCTGCGACGGTCACCTCGGTTGTAGAGGTCCAGGATGCCCGTGGTGGGCGGGGCCATGTGCGGGCAATCCGCAGGCTGGCGCCAGTTTGGGTCTGTTATCTCGCGTCCGGGGGAGCTTTCGGCCAATGTCATGCCAGTGGAACCGAACGTCTGAGTTCGTTTTGATGCCAGAGTAAACGGGTCACCTTCGCCGCCGACATCCTCTGGCAGCCGGTCAAAGTCGGTGATTAGCACGAACTTGAAGTCAGAGCTGGCCATCACGTTTTTCGACGGCCACTTTATGCCCAGGTAATTACCGGCCCGGAAAATCTTGTCATGGACGTTATTGTCGTGCCCCCTGGGGCTCAGTCTTTTAGCCAGAGCAGGAGAGTGGTTGAGCATTCGGTCGATTCGCTTCTTGCTGAACTCCCGGGCCTTGTCCTCGCTGATCTGGATTATCAGACCGTCTGAAGGGTCGCACTCAACCTCGTAGGCTATGTATCCATCAACCAGGGCGTTGGTTTTGCCTGTCCGCGCCGGGCCCACAAAAACAACGGCGTCATACTTTCTGCCGCCCATGCAGTCGAGTGGCTCAACCATGTAGGGAGTAGCTTCCGGGCTCCAGTCTCTGATAGTGCCGTCACCACCAACCACCTTCATGTACTCCGCAGCAGCCTCGCTGGGTTTGATTCGGCGGGGAGGGCGGATCAGTTCGGCCACATCCATTCGGATCATTCTTGCGCTGCCATAACTAGCCATTCGCCGCCAGCTCCTCTTCGTCGTCAACAATGGCCCGGTACATTTGCTCTCTCAGATTGTCGGTGACGCCTTCAACCAGATCGATGGCATCAGCAGGCAGCCCTGCATCCCGTTCGAGTAAGTCCGGCAAGCTATCAAGCGAGCTCGCAATTGACTTGGCCAGCCGGCTCATCTCCCGATGCACTTCCTCGACCGGTACCAGAGAGCGCATTTCCTTTTCGAGCTTGATGCGCTCGTTTTCCGACTGGTACCAGTCTTTGCGATCCTTGGGATGCATATCGTCCGGGTCTGCGCCGGTGCCGGTCACTACATCGCCAAACAATGCGGGGCCCGCATCTTTGAGAGCGTAAACGCTGACGCCATTCTTCTGGCCGGCCGGAACCACCCCCGCTTCCCTCAACCGCCGGCGGACGGTACCCCGGTCCATCCCGAAGGCGTCCGCCAGCCGGGTAATGTTCCAGTTATAGGCATCCGCTAACTTGTTGATTTCAGCCGCCACCTTCACCACCCGTTAATCGCGAAGCCACGCGCCCCAAGGGCTCGCGGTGGTGGAGCCATGGGAGCCCGAAAATTTGCCAAACTTCGCGCTTCTGCGCCCCCGTACGGCTCATTTTTTCTCAGAAGCTTCAGCGGTTTCATAAAAGCGTCAACCTCTTGTCTCGCTTAGAAATATTTTGGCGCGCAAACATTGGCTGGAGGTTTGGGAGCGAATAGCAAACGCCAAATTCCTTTCGGTCTGCCAGGTCAAACCGGGACGCGGGGATGACGTGGTCAATGTGGATCAGTCCGGCTATGAACTTGCCCCATGTCATCGACTTACCGAACTGCCGCTCGAGGTGAATCCTCAGCTCATCTGGCGAATACCCGAATGTGGTACGGAATGAGCTCTCGCTATAAATCCACGATGAGGGAGGAAGCACCGCAACCCGCCCCCTCCTCTGGTGCTTCCTGACGTGCCCCCTCATTCTCTGGTAGAGGTTTCGGTTAATCGTTTCAGTGGGCAGGCCTTCGGCATCAAGTGCCCGGGCTGCCTCCATTTTGCTCCTATGGTTGCCCGCCTTGATGATTCTCAGCTTGCGGGCTTTCTTGCGGGACGCCTCGCGCTGCCTGAGAATCTCTGACTCCAAGCGCTTCCGGCGGATTCTTGCCCGGATTTCCCTATCGACATCCCCGCTGCTCAGCCTTCTGATCGCAGAGTAGTAGCCGACCTGATCTTCCTTGTTGAGAGATCCATCCTCGTTCAATAGAGATGCCATAAACCGATAGGCGCTTGCCTGACTAAGATCGCAGTAATGGGTATTGCATTCCTGCCGCTTGATGATAGCCCTGTCTGCCGCCTGACGCTTCGAACGGCACTGCCGCCGAGCCTGGTCGCATTGTCGGCATGTGCTGAGGTAGCCGGACTTCGACGCCTTTGAAGTCACAAAGGTTGTCAGCGCCTTAGCCTCTCTGCAGTGCAAGCATTCTCTCATTCCATTGACGATGGGCGTTGGATTTCGCCGGGGCTTGAACGTCTTTTGCCTGAGCCGGTCGCGCGCCTTCTTTGCGCCAGCTGCGCATTGCTCACAACAATACTTTCTTTTCCGGCCACCAAAAGGTTTTCCGCAGCGCTGGCACTGATAGCTCACGCGCCTAACTCCTGCTCCATCTCCTGCCGCTCGTGCCATTGGGCGTTCGCCTTGTTGCCGTTGAGCATGTACTTGATTCGATTAACGCTGACGCCGAGTACCCACGCGATGCGCCGCTCAGATAGCCCGGTCTGCTTGAGGAAGCGTGCCTTAGCCCTCTGTGCCAGGTGGGGGCGCTCCAGGGAGGGGGGGTGGATTGTCTGACCGCCGTAGAGTGCAACCAGGTGGAGCAGGTTTTCATAACCGATGTCCTGGGCTATCGGGTGATCCGGTTTCGGGTTGTCGGGGATGTAGAGCGTCTGGCCGCCCCAGATCTGGCAAACCAGCATCATCACCTCAAGGCCCGCTTCTTGAGCGATCTCTTCAACCAATGTCACCGGTTATCCTCCTTATCGTCATCACCTGCCCATTGTCGGAGCGCGGTCTTATCTGCGTTGCAGTCGCTGAGAACTCGCTGAACCTCAGCGCAATGTTCCGGAATATCTCCCCAATCAGTGCCCCGGTACTCAGGTACAGGGTTGGGCTGCAGGAGCACAGAGGGCGGATACACATACTCAGTCCTGTACTCGATCACTGGATCCCGCGCGCAGGATGTCAGCAATAGCGGGAGGGTGAGGGCGGCCAGCACACTCATCGTTGGCCAGCGCCTGGCGTAAGGCTTCGATCTGTTCACGGGCTTTCCTCTCTGATTTCTTTCTTGCCTGGTGTGCCTGCATAACAAGTTGGTCGCGCCTTTTCAGCTCAGCGGCCAGCGCCTGATAGCTCTCTGACTGGTTGCGCAGCGACTCGGCCAGCATGACGTTCTCGGCTCCCAGGTTGCCCACCTTCTCGTTCAGCGCGCCGTTACGGGAGTGGAGTGCGTACACGGCAGTGAGTAGCCCGAGGATCAGAACGATCAGCCCGCCGGATAACCAGGGCAGGGCCTTTGAGGTGAGCAGCTTCCCGATCATTTGCGCCCCTTACTGAACGATTCGATGGCGTTGTTCCCGTAGTAACCAATGACGATTGCCCCAAAGACCCACGCCAGACCTTCCAGCAGAGGGACAGATGAGGGGCGTACCGGAGCAAACAATGCCGCTGCCAACGTGAGCAGTAGAGCTCCCATGGCCGTGTAGGCGAGTCGCCGCCTGTGTTTCCAGTAACGCTCTGGGTCTGGGTGCTGGTCGGTCATGCTGCATTCCTCAGCTGGTTAAACATCGCCCTGATCTCCTGTTCATCATCCTGATCCTTCAGCCATGCCTCCAGTTCGTCCCTGGTAACTGCCTTGGCCCGATACTCTGCCCACTTCGCTCGCGCCTTTGTCTCTGTCGGGATTGGCCCGAAGCCCTCGAACCTATGCCCGAACCGATCCCGGCAGCTGCGCGCGGCTTCTTCCAAGCTTTGGCCTGTGAGCATGGTGCAGCGTTTGCCGGAGATGATGGCGGTTAGTTGGTTCATGCCACGCTGTCAGCGAAATCAACAGCCATCTGCCTTGCATCTGCCAGCGACTCGGCCACCCATTCTCCCTTGCCCCACTTGCCGGGATAGGGACACTGAACCCCGCCTATGTGGCCCCGCAGGCTTTCATTCGGCGTGGCGTGGCTGTATTCCCACTCCACAAGCACATGATCACCGCAATGCTCTGCGCGCACTTGGTTGTGCAGATCATCCGCCCAGAAGCGCATGCAATCCTGCAAAAAGTCATCTTTGTCGGTCGGTCGATAGTGGCAATCCCCGCGCTTACATGTGGAGCCGATGCCGAATCCGTAAATTGCTCGATGAGACCACCCGTACCACTTCTGCTCAACCGGATTGAAGCCAATGCTGATCGGCTTTCCCGCCTCCCAAATCGATGCAACGTTCTCGGTTATCCCCCGCTCCACAAGGTAGCTAAGCTTGCTTTCCATGCCCTCCAGGGTTATGTAGTCGCCACGCATTTTCGTGACCCACTGCCTTCCTCCGTACTCGCAGTTGATCAGTTCCGCGTTCTGTTTCAGCCAATCTCGAATGCTCATCATGCTGCCGCCCTCTCCAGTTCCCGTTTCATCGCCCGATACTTCCGCTTGATCTCTTTCAACTCATCCGTGGCGTAGTGTTTCGCTTCGTGCGGGCCTTCGAGCCAGTCAACTGCCTCTTGTCCGATCCGCTGGATCAGGCTGATGCGATACTCCACAATATTTCCGCTGTCGAAGTTGTTGCACTGCGCGCACTGCTTGTGGCAATTCAGTTCCTCGAAACGCAGCTCCGGTGCCGCCTTGGTGGTGCGGTAGTGGCCCGCGTGATACTGGCCGGCCGTGTACGTCCCGCACGATATGCAGGGCCGGTGCCGGTCACGCTCCCGGATGTATGCGTTAAACGCCTGCTGAGCTTCCTTCAGGTGTTCGCCCCGGGATTTCACTTTGGCCTTTTGCTCCCGTATCCACTTGCGCTGCTCTTTCGCCTTCCTTTCTGCATCTTTCTGAAAGTCTTTCTGCGCTTTCTGCAATGCGCAGGCGGTGCTGCAAACCTGCTGGAGCGAGTTGAACGGCTCAAACTTGGTTTTGCACACACGGCATTTCTTCACACCTCACCCCCAATATCGCCAGGGTTGAACGCCGGGCTCCGGTGCGGCCGTTGCTGCTCGCTCGCCAGCTCCTGGATCTGCCCGCCGTTGGCCAGGAAGTCCCGAGTTAGCAGCTCGATCTCCGCACTGTCAGCCTGCTTATCGCGCTTCCGGGTCTGGCCGGTGCCGATATGGACGCTCGCTTTCAGGTGGCGCTTGAACTCGTCTCTGGTCATGCCGCCTTATCCTCCCGCTTCGGCCATGCCGGACATGCAATGCCCAACTTCTGCCCCAGGTGCCTCGAAAGCACCGCGTGAATCTCTGTCGGTTCAACCGTGGTGATCTCGGTCGTGCTGCGCTTGTCGGTCATGGCAATCTGGATGGGGCGCCAGAGGTGCTCCTTGACTGATTCCTGAGTCCAGGGAATATCAACGTCCTGCCGCAGCGTCTTGCGCATGTCATACCCGGCATCGTTGAGCGTGTCGGCCAGCCATTGGCAGAACAGATGCAGCGCTCGGTTTTGCGTCAACGTCCGCTGTTTCGCCTTGCGCCGGAACTCCACCTCTACGTACTTGTTCTCGCGCCACATTTCAGCCAGTTTGCGCTGGGCTTGAGCGAGGGCGATTTCGGAGTTGATAATCAGCGTATCGCTCATGCTGCCCCCTGTGGCTCAGGGTCCGGGCAATAACCGCCGCGTGCCAGCTCGTACCGGTAACCATCAATCGCCAGTGTTACCCGGCCCTCGTCCATCAAATCGGTCAGGGCATGGCGCACTTCGTCGGTTTTGCCGATCAGCAGAAACAGCTCGGACTTGCTGCGAGGACATTCCCCGAGAAACCGAATGATTCGCTGATTCAGGATTTCGTCTTGCATTACGCAACCTCCGATTGATTCAGGATCACCAAGCGGCCATCCAGCCCTGAACGGTCAAGCGCCCAGACGTTATTCAAGCCGTATGCGACCAAGCAGGATGGCGCGCCGCTGTTCGCTTTCGCCCGCTCTCCGGTGACGAAATGGAAGTGCAGGCGTCCGCGAAGAAACAAAATGGCGTCCGCCCTCTCCCAGACGTGACGGAAAAACATGTCGGTTTCAGTGCGTGCGAAGATCAGCGCAATGCCGTTTCCGTGTTCGGCCAGCCTGTCCAGCCATGCGGCGGCTTCACGCCCATATGGAGGATTCAGCCAGACTCGGCCATTCCATAACTTTGTCAGGCCATCATCGGAAACGCCGTAGTGTTCCTTGGCGGTATCCCATGGACGGCGAGCGCCAGGGCTGCACGGGTCAAGGTCAAACTCGCCCAGCGCCTCGATAATCTCTGGCGGGGTTAGCCACTCGTCGTTCTTCATGGCGGCTGATTGGTGGCTTCCGATTCCCTTCCTCACTTCACGTACCTCCACCGACAATTTCCACACCCCTCGTCAGACGCCCTCTCGCTGTATCCACAGCCCATCTTTTTCCAAGGGGTCTGCACCATCACCATCCTCGGCTTGCCATTCTCCCAGCCGTCCTGCGCAGGGTATGAGCCAAACTTATCGGTAGCGGGGCGGTTTATGCAGTCGTGCTTATGATCTACTGCGTTCACCGGCCACCCCCACAAACAAACGGTGCACTCTGACTCAGGCGCTTCTCAGGCTGATGCCAGGTATCCCGGCTCTTGGGCTCAAGCTCCAGCCGATAGCGGCCAGAGGCGCAGGCAAAGGCGCCTCCCTGATCCCGGTGAAGCTTGCTGCCGAAGCGACTGGTTTCTATGGGTAGGCCGCGCTGGCAGCCGTCGCATTGATTGGTCACCACCGATCTTCCTCCTCGCTTTCTTTCTCTCCCGGCGGCTCTCGCAGCATCCCCAGATCAAACAAGATCCCGAACACGTCACGAGCCTTGTAGCTGCCATCAAACTTTTGGGTAAGCTGGTCAGCCATATCAACCAGCCGTTCCCGCTCTTTGTGGTTGAATGGCTTGAGGTAGCCGGGCTGAACGCCGGTGTATTGCGGGGCTGCATCGTGCTGCTCAACAACAATTTCATCGTTGTAGTAAGCAACCACGGTGACCTTGTACGCGTCCTCGCCTATGACGTAGTCGCACACTGTCCCTACTGGCGGGTTTCCGTTGCCATACCAAGGCTTCATAGCGCTATCTCCATCTGTGATTCGGATTTCCGCGCAGCTGCATTAGCTCTGCGCATCTTGGCGTCATGGCGGTTATGGCACCGCTGGCATAGAGCGGCGAGATTTAACAGGCTTGCCGCTTCCGGCCGATGGTCGAACACATGCGCTGTCGTCAGTACCACCTTGCTCCCGGTTACAGGGTGCGGCTCATGGTTCTTTGCGCCGCACCATTCGCAACGGTTCCGGGCGCGGAAGAAGCGCACAAACCGACTCCGCAACTTCCAGTCCTTGGGGTATCTGGCTTTCATCTCTGGTCGAATAGGCATTACGCAGCCACCCCCGGCACCCATCCCCTGCGGCGCTCTTTCGTCAACTCCAATCGAATCATCAGCGGCACCCGCTTCAGCTCATACTTGTAGATGGTCGAGCCATCCAGTTGCTTGACTGGCTTAGCCGGGGGAATCTCGCAGCGGTAGTCGTTGCGCAGCTCCCGAATACGGGCAGTGACTGCGGTATCTGAGGCCAGGCCAGCCTTGTTCATGGCGCGCAGGACTTTTCCGAGCTTGGTGTTTTGGGCTGGGCATTTCATGACGCACCTCCGTACTGTTCCTGGTAGGTTTTTGGTGCAATCTCCTTGAACTGCATGAACTTGCCGACGAACACGCAGCGCACGGTGCCGGTGGGGCCGTGTCGGTTCTTGGAAATGTCGATTTCGGCAATGCCCTTGTCCGGAGAATCTGAGTTGTAGACCTCATCCCGGTACAGGAACAGGATTTCATCGGCTTCTTTTTCGATCTCGGACGCATCGGCCAGATCCGAATTCAGTGGCCGCTTATTGGGGCGCTTCTCGCACTCACGGCTAACCTGGGCCAGTGCGATCACCGGAATTTCCAGCTCACGGGCCAGGTTCTTGAGCAAGCCTGCAACCTCGCCCACTTGTTCGTGCCGTTTCATGCGCTTGTCGGTGGCGCGAATCTTCTGCAGGTAGTCCACGTACAGAGCCTTGATCCCGTACTTGAACTTCCAGTCCCGGGCTTGACGAATGATTCCGCTGATACTGATGCCCGGCTCGTCGTTGACACGGATGTTCTTCGCGCTCAATCGCCTGACCGCCTTCTGCAGTGTGTCCCATTCCTCGTCGTAGAAACCGCCGGTGCGCAACTTCTGGCTGTCCAGGTTGCCTTCAATGGAGATCAACCGAAGCCCCATTTGCTCGTGCCCCTGCTCTGCCGAAATAATCCCAACGGATTCTTTTGCCGCCAGAGCCAGATTCAGCATCAGTGCCGTCTTACCCATTGCGGGCCGGGCGCCAATCACAATCAGGTCAGTGGAGTGGAAGCCGCCCAGGCAGTCGTTAAGGTCCGCCAGTCCGGTATCCACCCCGAGCAGGCCTTCAGCGTCCATCGCCTGATCAACCAAGCGGATGCCCGCAGCCATAACCGAGCGCATGTCATGGTCATAATTGCGACCAGCCCTGTTCAGACTCATGAGTTGCTGGATAGCGGTATCGACTGCGTTGCTCTGGTCGCCTGACTCAAGGCCGCGCTTTAGGTCGTTGGCGATTTCCATGGCCTGCATCTTGCGGAAATCGTCACGGACAATCTCGCAGCACTGCTCGAAGCTGTTGATCGACCACGATTCCTCAACCAGCGTTGCCAGATAGGGGGCAAACTCCTGGCCAGGGCACGCATCCTCAAGCGCCTCTACGACTGTCACCAAATCGGCAACCTTGCCGGCGTTGACCAGCGTCTGGATGACCTTAAAAATCTCCTGGTTCTGCCATGACTCAAACTCGTAGGGCTCAAGGTCGCAGTCCTGCATCCGGGCATTGTTCCGGATAGCCATGCAGATGATGCTTTGCTCTGCCTGCACGCTCATGCATCACCTCCGGTGCCAGTGGGCTTCTGAGGTGCGCGGTCTGGCCTCGGCATTGGAGGGCGGTGTGGCTTGTTAACCTGGGTAGAATCCTGGCTTGCGACGAGCGACAGCGCGGGGCCTGCCTCAATGCGCTCCTTCACGTCCTCCCAGCCGCGAACCTTGATCCACCGGCAGACGTGCTTCATGTTTTCGCAGAAGCCTTCGGTTGCCTCTACGCGGCGGCGATACTCGCATTCCTGTCGGGTGAGCTTGAGGATTTCTCTGAGGTCGTCGGTCTCCGGCTTGAGCTTTTTGAACGCATCCTTGGCGTCAGCCTTAGTGCCTACCCGGCCAAACCAGTGTTCCCGGCAGAACTTCCAGAACTTCTCAAAGTCGTCGTCGGTGAATTTCTTGGCCTTTCCTGGATCACTCGCCGGTTCGGCGTTAGCCGGACCAGTATTTTTATCGGCATCCGGTTGAGGGTATCCGGAATCAGGTATCCGGTATCCGGTATCCGGCGGATTAGAACGGTTCTCATCACGTTCTTGTTCCGTTTCGGAACGGTTCTGTTCTGGATCAGTGCCGTTTGGACCTTGCTGCGTTACCGGCTTTGGTATATCGGTGCCACGTAACACCTCGTTTTTATGGGGTCTTTGGTGCTTCTGGAAGTTCACAACGTGTAGGAAGTTTTCGTTGCCCACCTGATACCGTTGAACGAATCCGCAGCCTTCAAGCTCAGAAATCAGCTCTGCAAAATCCACATTGTCATAAGGCAGGATCTCAACCTTCAGGCGTTTGGGTTTGCACTTCATGTTCCCGTTGAAGTCTGCCTGGCCCCATAGGCCGATGAAGGCAAGGCGAGCCAGAGGGGAGAGTTCGCCCAACTCGTCATTCGTGAAGAAACCTGGCTTGATATTTCTTGCGCGCGCCATTACGCGGCCTCCCGAATGTTGTGAATGGCCCATTTGCCAGCAACCCAGTTGACGCCCTTTGGGGTGAACTTGGCGCTGTTGTAGGCGTGCTCGTTCTCGGCTACGCCGGTTTTGACCACGAAGCGTCCAGCCTCTACGTGCGACTGGTACGGCATCCACTCACCGCCCAGGCGGTACATGATCTTTTCATCGGATAGGAACTGCCGGAATTCGCGCTCGTTGGCGTTTAGCAGCTTGCAGACCTGTCGGAAGCCCTTGTTGCCGGAATCGGCGGATACATAGCGGTCAACGAACTCAACGGCTGGCTTGGCGGCTTCCAGTTGCTTCATGGCAGCTCGTTTCTGCTCCAACTCATCGGCCCAAGCTCGGGCAGCTGCTACTGGATCGGAGAAATCCGGAAGTGATGCGGTAGCCTGCTGTTGCTCCAGCTCCTGCCAACGGTCAACCAGTCGTGCTGTAAATTCGGGGGAAAGCTGGGCGACGACCACATAGCTGTCTCGTTTGCACAAATGGTATTCGTGATATTGCTGGCCATTCTGTTCGTGGGTGTACGCCGTTGGCGCAGACCCCTGAATGACGCTTTTCGCCATAAGCCTTTCAACAGCTCGGCAAACGTCGGCGTGCCGTGACTCAACAAGACCAGCAATCTCGCGGCTGCTCATGGTCAAGGATTCGGAATTGAAACTGTGGATAACTTGGTTCATACTTGCCTCATCTACTTGGAACCCGCCGAGGTGTTAGCGCACCGCTTGAGGCGGGTTTTCTCGTTTTAGGCGGTCGCTGCCGCCGGTTTCGGTGTCAGCACTTCCCTGGCTCCGTTGTGGGCACAAGGGCTCACTATTCCGTTCGCTTCCAGCGCATCCATCAGGTTGCCCGCTCGGTTGAATCCGATCTTGAAAGCGCGCTGGATGGATGAGACTGAAGCTCGCCGGGTTTCGGTAACCAGTTGCACTGCTTCGAGATACAGAGGGTCAGCGCCCTCCCCATGCACAGGCATGACGGCCGATGTGTCCGGCCCGGATGCCATATCCACTCCGATCACCAAGGGGTCATCCTCAACAATCGCAGACCGATCCTTGCCGCCCAGCGCTTCCAACAACGCCGGAATCATTCGCTCCAGCTCCAGAGTCATCAGGCAGAACCCGGCGTCGAACTTCGCCAAAGCGTCGTCGGCATCAACGTCATCCAGCTGGTCTTTCAGGGTGTCGCCGAACTTCACGCGGGTGATTGCCAGGGTGTCATCCAGGCAGAAGGACACGTTGTCATCCCAGGTCAGAGCCACCTTGGTGACCTGCATCCCGGCATCCAGGTGATTGCGTACTTCGTCTGCCTTCAGGTCCAGTCCGCGGGCAATGACCTTGCCGCCATCTTCTGAGGGGTCAGCCATCCAGCAGTCAGCGCCAAGCACCGCCACATCGGGCAGATCAATGGTTTCGTTGATCCAGCCGGTGAACGTGAACGCGGGGTTTTGCTCAACAGCAGGCGGGCGCACAGGTAGGGAGCCGAGCGACTTGCGCAGCGTGCTGGCGAAATCTTCCGCCGCTTTAGCGCTGCTGGCGTCCACGATCAGGTAGCCGTTCTTCGCGGACAGGTAGCCGTAGGTCTTGCGGTTACGGGGGAATGCCTGGGGCAGCATTTCCAGCAATACCTGCTCTTTGAGTTCATCACGCTCTTTGCGGCGAACCTTGCGTCCTTGCTCGGTTTCTATCTGCTCAACGCGTTCTTCAACAAACTCGGTCACTACCGGCCCCGGCAACAGCTTCTCCTGGTGCTGCAGGCAGATCAGCAGGTCACCATTAGCAGCGTGCACCAGCTGTTCACTGTGCTTGCCAAGCGGCGTACACCAGCCGCGACGGTTCTGCTCTTGCGGACCACACGGCTTGAAGGCATCCGCCTGCAGTTTTTCTTCCAGCTGCTCGGCGGTGATCTCGATGGGTCTGGTGAAGCGGAAAATTCGGACATTTCGGAAAAACATGGCGGGCTCCTAAAAGAATCCGGGCTTGGCGATAGCTCGGGTTGCAGCCATGAAACCCTTCTGCAGGTCGGTCTTGGCGATCGACACCCAGCGCTGGTCTAACTCTTTGTTCTGCTCAAGCTCGTGAACAAGCTCACCCACCTCGGCGGCCTTCTCTTTCACGGCGTTCATTGCATCGATCTCTGCTTGAGAAAGCTCTCGGTAGCCTTTGATTTTTCGGTGCTGGTTATCCATACAAATCTCTCCGGTTGTTCTGCTTCGAATCCGTAGAAAGGGCCTCAGTCAGAAGCCCTTTCCGGCTTCGCGCTCTATCGAGCGATTCATTTAGGCGGTGTTAGGGCCACGTATGCCGGTGGCGGCAACGCCAGCTGCACCCCCGGGCAGCAAGTCCTTCGCGTTGTCGGTGACCTTGGTTTCGCTGGTTACCTTCGCGATCACCCCGCCGGGTGACCCTGGCAATCGTTCAAACCCTTCGATCTCGGAATGAACGGCGCCGGTATCGACTGCGGTATCCGCAATCAGCTCGGTGGAATCATCCACAGTGGTGAAGCCGGGAACTTCATCGGCTTGCACGGCTGGCACAGCGGCCAGCAGGAACAACGCGACCACAGCAAACACAATCGCCTGAATGTTTTTCCAGGTCAGTGCCATCGGGGTTCCTCGTCGTCAGTTGCCAGGCGTTATGGCGGGCCCGGATTCGCCTCATCGGTTTTCTAGATTGGCGCCCCGCCTTTGAATGACGCGAGTATTTCGCGGGGCCAGCCGTCGCACGGCTGTCTTGGACGCCTCCCGGCGTTCAACATGCAGCTTGTCATCGCTGGTGATGCCTCGGCCTGGAACTCCAAGCCCTTACTACGGCCGGCAGTCCGCCAGCCCGGAAGGCATCTGCGAAGGACTCACGCGGGCGAACCCGTCACATGCTCCCGGTGTGCATGGGAGCCCTTCCAGATACCGGCTCCACCTGGAGCCAAACCACTGTTTATTTATCCACCCCCAGAAATCCCGTTTCTCTGTTAACCGCCAGCTGAGAAACTGAAATCATGCAGCGGCCTCACCATCGCCAAAAACGAGGACAAAACGAGACATGACACGATCAGGAGTAACTTCTCGGGACGCCCGCTCGAGACGATCAGCCAGGGAAGAAGACGGGGTTCGGTGGTTGCCAGATAGCTGCCACAGATAGCCCACAGTAGTTCCGGCCTTTTTCGCTACCTGCTCCCTTTCCTGGTCGCTGGCGGTCGCCAACCACTGCTTAACATTCATTAACTAGCCCTCGGACTTTTAGCGTTTTGATAAAAGTAGCCCGAGAAAATTTTAGCGTCAAGCACATTTATCTTTGTGCTAAACAGAATGACAATCGGAGCATGGATATTTCAGAGATCAGACGAGCCAACCTGAATTCATTGATTCGCGAAGCCGGGTCACGGCAGCTATTTATCGAGAAAACAGGAAAGTCAGACGCCCAAATAAGCCAGCTGCTTTCGGATGGGAAAAACTCCAGGAACGTAGGCAATCGCCTGGCCCGGGAGTTCGAAGAGCTGATGGGCAAAGAGAAGGGGTGGATGGACACCTTCCACCCGCTCACTTTCGTTTTGCATAAGCGCGCTTCCGACGTTCGAGAACAGACCGGCAACTACGACCTGTCAGATGAAGAGGCCCTGGAGATCGCTGACGAACAGGAGCGAGAGAAGTATGAGCCCCCTTTCAATCCCGACGACTATCCGATTGAGCCCGAACACCGCGCAACCAAACAGAAAGTAGTATCGATAAGGCCAGAAGCCGAGATGGCCGGCCCGCTCGATGCTTGGGACAGCACTACACCGTTAAGTCCAGATGAAGTCGAATTGCCGCTATTCCGCGAGGTGGAGCTGGCGGCTGGTTCTGGAGCTACACAAGTGATAGAAAACCATGGAGCGAAACTGCGGTTCGCAAGGTCCACTCTCCAACGGGCCGGCGTACTGCCAGAGCACGCAGCATGCGCATTCGTGCGCGGCAACTCAATGGAGCCGATGATGCCGGACGGCGCCTGTATCGGCGTAAACACGGCAGACACAGAAGTTCGAGACGGCAAGATCTACGCGATCGACCATGGCGGCATGCTCCGGGTCAAGATCCTGCACAGGCGGCCAGGTGGTGGCGTCAAGATCGTGAGCCTTAACTCAGAAGAACACCCGCCAGAAGAATATGATGCTCAGTACGTAAAAGAGAATATCCGAGTTAAAGGCCGGGTATTCTGGTACTCCGGCCTGCTGTAGATCACAGGCCGCTTGAAGGAGCCTGTAATGGAGAACGATTCAATCACGGATATGTGGGCGGAAGCTAAAGCCAGCAAGCCAAAAATGATCTTTCTGGCCCTCATCCTTGTCGCAGCCCCCATAGGAATCGCAACCCAGGCGATTAAATTGCTGGACCACCCTGCCCCAATATCCGCCAGCTATAACGACCTAATGAAGCAGGTATACCTTTCCGGCAAAACGACTGCCCAGAAACAAGCCGAGAAGAATAGCCTGATCGGCAAGAGGATTGAATGGACCGGCACTGTTCTTGATGTTGCGCCAGCTGGCGGAGGTTACACCGTAGAGCTGAGCGATGGAACGAAGAGAGCGCTGACAGATCTGTTCATCGAAGGCCTGTCTGAAACCGAAGCTTTGTCTCTATCGCCTGGCCAAACTATTCGCTTCGAAGGCACCATTTTCCGCATAGAGGACGGCATGCTTACAGGCTACGTATACCTAAAGAACGCCGAGATACGATAGCCTTCGGCTAGAGCCAGGCCCGCATAAGCGGGCTTTTTTTCGCCCTGCATAAAATTTTTAGCATTTTGCTATTGCGCTTTCTTTATCGTTGAGCTAAATTTTTAATCAAGCAAAACGATAAAGGTGAAGCAAAATGCCACGCACAGTTAAGCGCTACGAACACAAAGACCCGGCTCTTGCCGATACCAGCGGTCTGACCAAGCGCCAGGCAGAAATCGCTGAACTCATGGTCATGGGCATGACAACTCAGGAAATCGCCTCCGAACTTGGCATTTCTTCCGACACAGTCACCTGCCACATGGACCGCCTTAAAGATCGATTCCACGCATTCAACAAAGTGGATCTGATTTGCCAGATGTGGATGCACGGGATTCTCCAGGCGCGGGTCATGAGCTGCGTGCTCGTTTGCTTCCTTTGCATCCTTTCCACCTTCCCCATGGCCAGAACCAGCCGCCCTAACCAGAACAACCGCCAGGTGGTGAGCGTTGTCCGGATTGGACGGAACGAAGTGGCCGCGATTATCGGAGGGCTTCACTGATGACTTCCAAGTTTCATGTGGCGCGCCAGGAGGGCGTTAAGGGGCAGACCGCTGTCGCCCCTCTTTTCTCCCTGATTGCCAGCATCACCAAACGCAATCCCCTGCGATCTTCCCCGGCTCAGCAAGTAGTCGAGCCGGTTTTTTTGCAGGCCGCTGCGGGCGAATCCGGGTTCTATGAGGTCCCGGCTTACATTCGCAAGCGCATTTTCCGGCTTGACGACGACAACCGGGCCCGGCTGGCAGCTTATGCCGAGCGCGTTCGGGCTCACATTGAGGAGGCTGCGTGATGGACGCCTACGAAAAGCTTCACAACTTGATGATGACCGCCTGCGACTCAGAAAACCTTGTCGCGGAGCGCCGCACCTTTCCGAACTCTGTTGTCGTGACTGTCGAAGTAGTCAACGGAGTGCCGACCTACTTCATTGACGACAACGAAGTGACCGCCAGCGAGGCGGTTAAAGCTCTGGAGGTCAGGTAATGGAAGGCTACAACAGACTTTACGACATCCTGATCCTCGGCATACCAACACTGGCCATTGGTGCCTACCTGGTCTGGAACTGGGCTTACAACAAACTGGAGGCGCGGAAGCCATGAAACAGCAAGCAACCCACAGCGAAATCCTGTTGATCGCCAGCCTGGTACTGCGCATCAACGAACTGAACACCGGCCACATTCTGACCATCGACATTCACCAGAGCGGCCTGCGCCTGATGACGTTCGATTGCGATAACCGGATTGAGGGCTGCGAGAGCATTTACCAGTTTGAGGACGCCTACCTGCCGAAGCTGCGGTTTCTGCGTCATCGGCTGGAGAAGTTGGAACAGGAGGCGCTGGGTGAGCGCCGGGAGGTGTTGGCGTGAAAAGGCCGAACCCTACTTGGGAGTGCAGATATTCCTCCAGCCGCAGAAAACACAATCACCGATGCTTCATCTGCAGAAAAATCCTGAAGACTGGCGAAAGCGTCTTGATGTGCCGAGCGCCCGGGGGCGGATCAAAGGCTTGTCACATAGAGCATAGCGAAAAGCCCTATGCGGCAGATCAAGGCCAACCGACAGTCAGGCAGATTATGAGCGCTTGGGGTCTTCAGGCTCTCAAGCAACAAGGCTGGCTGGTAACAGATAAGGAGATGGCCCCGTGAGGCAGTCACACATGCAACACCAGCGCGAAATAGACCGCGCCTCAGACATCGAACTGGACATGGAGCGCATAGAACAGGATATGCGCGAGATTCTGCTGGTCGGTCGTGAGTTCAAGTTGCGGTACCACCCGAGCGGCTTCCTGTACCCGAGAACCACCGTGTACGACCGCGATGACGTGGTGGACATGATGATCGAACTGGACGCCGACACCCACAACCGGGCGGTGATGATGACCCGCACTGACCCGATTGAAGCGGCAAAGATTCTCACACAACTCATGGCGCGAGCCGTGGAGCAAATCATCGGCCTGGCGAAAACCCGCGAGGCTGCGGAATACATGATGGAAGACGATAGGAGTAAGGCGGCATGAGCGAGTGCAAGTGTTTTGATGAGGTTTTGGGAAAAGTAACTGACAACTTAAAGGGGCAGCTTCCAGAAAACGAGGCGGCGAGCTTCGAGGCCGAGTGGCAGAACAAGTCCATCGTGCTTGGCGAAAAAGAGCTGACCACGAAGATTGGTCTCCCGATTTCTTACGAATTTCAGAAGATCAAGAAGTCCGGTGAGCCCTACAAGAACCTGACCAAAGACAGCATCAAAGTGATGATGATCTACTGCCCGTTTTGCGGGGAGAGCTTGAAGAAATCGGACAAGGAGCAGGCATCATGAATCAGGTGGCAAAAACCGGCGCAGGCTTTGCCCTGCAGCCACAAAACATTCAGGAAGCCATGCAGATGGCGGACATGCTGGCAAAGAGCCAGATGGTCCCGAAGTGCTACCAGAATAAGCCGCAGGATACCCTGGTGGCCATGATGATGGGCAGTGAGCTGGGCCTGAACCCCATCCAGGCGCTGCAGAATATCGCCGTGATTAACGGTAAGCCGTCGATCTACGGTGACGCCATGCTGGCCCTGGTTCAAAACCACCCGGCATTCGGCGGAATCAAGGAAACCTACGACGAGAACGCCATGGTCGCCACTTGCACGGTATGGCGCAAAGAGGGCGAAAAGCACACGGTCACCTTCAGCAAGGCCGACGCTGAGAAGGCTGGATTGTGGGGTAAGGCTGGCCCTTGGAGTCAGTACCCGAAGCGGATGCAGACATTCCGCGCCCGGGGCTTTGCGCTTCGTGACCAGTTTGCCGATGCCTTGGCTGGCCTGATTTCACGGGAGGAAGCCGAGGATATGCCGGAGCGGGACATGGGCGTTGCACAGCGGTACGAGCAACCAAAACAGGAAGCGCGCCCGCAGTTGGAGCATTACCCGGACGAAAGGTTCAAGGCTAATTTCCCGAAATGGCAGGCGATTATCGAGGGCGGCAAGAAAACCCCGCAACAGGTGATCGATACCGTAGAAAGCAACGCCATTCTGACTGACGAGCAGCGCCTGCAGATCATTGCGCTGGCAGCACAAGGAGAAGAAGCATGATCGGTCAGCCGCACCCTGTCCCTGTTGACCTGCTTCGGCGACTGCTGAGGCTGGACGTCGAGACAGGGAATCTCTATTGGCGGGAGCGCCCGCCCGAAATGTTCTCCGGCGGCGCCCACTCCAAAAAGCAGGAAGCGAAGCGCTGGAATGGGCGACATGCGGGGCGCCAGGCAATGACTGCAAAGAATAGCCGTGGATATTTTCACGGCCCAATTCTCGGGCGCTGGTATAGGGCTCACCAAGTTGTTTTCGCCTTGAGCAATGGTCGGTGGCCGGATGATTGGCTGGACCACATAAACCACGACAGAGGCGACAACCGACCAAAGAACTTGAGGGAAGTTGGTTCTGCCGGAAACGCTAGAAATATCTCAATCAGGAGCGACAACACCAGCGGGCACCTTGGTGTCAATTTCAAGAAAAGCGACAACAGGTGGGTTGCCAGGATTTGTTGCGGAGGCAAGCGGATCTACCTCGGGGCCTTCGACACTATTGAGGAAGCGATTGATGCGCGCAAAGCCGCTGAAAAGCTTCATAACTATCACGAGAACCACGGGAGCAGAGCAGCATGAAACTCCAACAAGGCAAGATCGTTAACATGGTTCAGGGTTCCCCGGAGTGGGACGCCCTTCGGGCCAAGCGGTTTACCGCAAGTGAGGCCCCGGCCATGGCTGGAAAGTCGAAGTACCAGAGCCGGAACGACCTGCTTCGCCAGAAGGCCACCGGCATTGTGCCGGAGGTCTCCAGCCACCAGCAGCGTATTTTCGATGACGGCCACCGGGCTGAAGCAGCTGCCCGCCCCTTGGCCGAAAAGATCGCCGGAGACGAGTTCTTCCCCGTCGTTATGGACGATGAAGAAAACGGATTCATGGCCTCGATGGACGGCCTGAACATGATGGGCGACATCGGCTTTGAGCATAAATGGCTATCTGCTGACCTGGCTGCACAGATCGACGCGGGGCAGCTTGAGGAACACTACCGGATCCAGATGGATCAGCAGTTCGCCTTGTCCGGTGCTGAGAGGATTCTGTTTGTCGGTTCTGACGGCACTGAGGAAAACTTCAAGTACCTCTGGGTTGAGCGCGATGAATCCAGATTCAAGCCATTGCTGGCCGCCTGGGAACAGTTCGCCAAAGACCTGGCCGAATACGTGCCTGCCGAGCCGGAAGCACCCAAAGCCGAAGGCAAAGCCCCTGACGCCCTGCCTGCCCTGTCTGTTCGGGTAACCGGCATGGTAGAGGCCAGCAACCTCAAAGAGTTTGAGGCAAGTGCACGGGCCACCCTGGCAAGCATCAACACCGACCTGCAGAGCGACCAGGACTTTGCTGATGCTGAAAAAGCCGTGAAGTTCTGTAAGGACGTGGAGAAGCGGCTGGCCGGCGCCAAGGAGAACGTGCTGGGCCAGATGCAGACCGTTGACGAGGTAGTGAAGACCATTGACCGGATCAGCGAGGAAACCCGGCAGCTGCGCCTGAAGTTGGATAAGGCGGTTAAGGAACAGAAGGAAGCCCGCAAGCTGCAAATCCTGAACGATGCCCGGGGCAAGTGGGATGCGTTCATGGGCGGCCTTGAACGGTCTCTGGAAAAAGAGGCGGACGGCCTGCCGGTAGTCCTGAACTGCAGCAACGCCGACTTTGCGGGCGCCATGAAGGGCAAGAAAACGATCAGCAGCCTGCAGTCCGCCTGTGACGACGAGCTGGCCCGCGTCAAGATCGAAGCCAACGAAACCGCCGAATTGATCCGGAGCAATATCCAGCAGCTGAACGAACACGCTGCCGACTACAAGTTCCTGTTCCGTGACTTTGGCCAAATCTGCATGAAGCCCGCCGATGACTTTGCCGCGGTGGTGAAGGTGCGCATTGCCGACTACCGGGCAGAACAGGAAGCGAAAGCCAAGCGCGAAGCCGAGGAAGCGGCACGGCGCGATGCTGAGCAGAAGGCGCAGCAGGAAGCTGCCGCCCAGGTACAAACCGATACTGTGGCTGACCCCGCCACCGAAACCCGCGCGACCGATCCGCTGCGTACCAGTACTCAGATTCGCTCTGAAGTGCGCGCGCCGTCCACCAACGAAATCATTGCCGTGCTGTGCCAGCACTACGGTGCAGACCGTGCAACCGTAATCGGCTGGCTGCAGCAGATCGAAGTGCAGGAGGCCGCGTAATGGCCAAGCCCCGCGTAGTCCTGACCCCCAGCCAGATTGACCGGGTGAAAGCCATGGCAGCCGTTGAGCTGCCGCTGGAGACCGTCGCCCGCCAGCTGGGCATGGCCCGCGAAACCCTGGCAAACGCCCTGATTCGCCAGGGCCTGGGCGAATGGATGGAAGAAGCGTATCCATGCCGCCGAGGCGTTGGTAGCGGTGGCGCCCGGAAAGGTGTTGAGCGCAAGCCGAAATCCAGTGGCGAAATGCGCAAGCTCAAGCCCGAGCAGATTGTTGTGCCGCTGAAGGTGCCGGAGAGCTTGCAGTCGAAGTGGTTGATGGGGAGGTATGCGGCATGAACCCCCACAACAAAGACGAGTTCGCTGCCGCCTGGGCAGAGCTGGATGACCCGGCAGAAATCCGGGCGGCGTTTGAGCGAGACGATAACCCGGAGCCGAAACCGGCGAAGTATGGGTATCGGTTGATTGACGGGAAGCTGGAGAAAATCGATGGCCAAAGTACGCAAACGGCATAACCCGAACAAGCGGGCCCAGCGATTCTTTGCCTCAACTGTGATCTGGACCTGGGAAGCCGACCGCGACCCAGCAACCGATACGCAGTACGCCACGGCCAAGGCCAGAACAGCGCGAGGCTGGGAGTTGCTGGCGCCGAAGATCGTGAATGCCATCGTTCAGTACCGGAACAACTGGATCATCACCGTGCGGGCCTTCTGCCGGGATGCCACCGGCGCCGAATGGGTAGAGGAAGAAACCCGGATTGTGCGCGATGTGGCGCTGGGAGATTTCGACGGTCTGTATCAAGACCTGCGGGCCGAGGTGCTGAACGCACAGCAGACCAGCCAGGTTGTTGACGTTGGCTGGATTGCCGGAACGTTCGGCGCGGTGGCGAATGATGAGCGCCTGAGCCTGTGGGGCTTGGGCAAGTACAGCCCGGAACGCCAGCGGATCTGGCGGGAAGTGAACGAGGCGCATCTACAGAGGGGTAAGGCGGCATGAGCAGAGCCATCTTCATGAGCGAACGCAGCGACGAGCGGGCCGATTACGAATACGACCGTCGCCGGGAGGAGCGAGCCGAGGAGCAGGCGGAAATGTTCGCCAAGCCCTTATCACCGGACGTGTTCACGCTGCTGCGGTTGTTTGAGAACCACCGTGGAATTGACAGGCCGCAGAACTGGTACGACCTGAAGCAGAACTATCACGGCCAGTTGGATGATCCCGCCAGCCGGGAATGCTGGACAGCGTCACGGCTGAACCGGGCGCTGGATGAAGCCGAGGGCGCCGGGCTGATTGAGTATAGCGACAAGTGGATGATTACCACCAAAGGGCTTGAAGCCCGGAAGGCAGAGACGGTGCGGAGGACGAAGGCATGACATTTGAAGAATACGCACAGAAGCACCTCGGCACTGCCGGGCTGAGCTTCGAGGGCATCGAGCTGGTGCGCATGGGCTGGAATGCCCGTGCCAGCCACGGCAACTGTCAAGGAATCCTTGACGCTTCAGATCATTTTTGTGACGCCACGAAAATGGTCAAGGGCGACGTGCAGTGCATGGGCAACCTGTACTTCAACGACGAGGACAACTACGAGAACGCGCTGGTGATTACGTTTGCAGATCGCGCTGGATTGAAGGCAGCGCTGGATTCAAAGCAGTGCCGGTTTACGGTGTTTGGGGGTGAGGTGTGATTGACGTTATCCAGAGATTGCATCGTGAGCGTGATGCGCTCGAAGCGAAGACGGAAAAACTATGCAAATTCATTTCGTCCCGGAGGCATGAGGAATTGCCGGATTTCCAGCGCGAAATGCTGGTTGCCCAGTACCACGCAATGCAAACCTACCTTGGGATTTTGAAGTTGCGGATCGCGGACCTTATGACACCGGAGCGTGCGAAATGAACGTCGAACTAAAACCAATCGCAGAATCCAAAGTCCGCCAGCTGGGCGGCGATGTTTGCGGGGTGCTGGTGCGTAATGAGGCGGGAGCCTGGGCCGCTGTATCTGAGGGCGGGCGTGTTATGTGGCTTGATGATTTTGAGGGGCAGCCTTCCAGCGCTCAGGGTGGCCGGGGTGCTGACGCAGTTAAGTGGAGCGACCCAGCAGTTGATCCTATCGTCAGCAAGCTATACCGGAAGTTCAAAGAATGGAACCGGCAGGGATTTGGCGCCGATGATGTTACCTGGTGTGAGGTTCGCGGGTATGTGGCGGAGTTGCTTAACACCCAGCCCCAGCCCGCCGTGCCGGAGGGGTGGCGTGAGTGTCTGGCAGAAATGGTGCAGGCAATGCACGACTACGAAATGAGTGTGGATGAGGACGCGCCATACAAGCACAGGGCGATGATGGATCGGGCTCATGCCCTACTGTCCGCCACACCCCAGCCAGAAGGTAAACCTGACACGGTCTATTGGTACTTCGAAGGCTCTGAGCAAGACAGCCTCGAAACTCTGCATAAGGATGTTCGGGTAGTTATCAGTGCAGGAACTCTGAAGGGATTGCTTGACGGATCGCCCAAGCAAGGGAGTGTGCCGGAGGACGTCATAAGGCAATGCGAAGACGCGATTCAGTATGCGTCGGAAATTAGGGGCGGCTGCATATCCGGGGTGAGAGAAGCTCAGAAGCGCGTTCGGGCAATATTGGACACACCCCAGACCGCCGTGCCGGATGGGGAGGAGCGTCTGACCGACATTTATAGGCGCCAGCTTTTTGAGTGCCAGGACGCGCTCAATAACCTGCGTAGCGAGTATCACAACCGCACGGCAGAGCTTGAGACAGAGATTGAAGATTTGCATGAAGAGTTGCAGCGCGTAAGGCGGCAGGCTGACGTGCCGGAGGGGTGGCGCGAGTGTCTGGCAGAAATGGTGCAGGCAATGCACGACTACGAAATGAGCGTGGATGAAGACGCGCCATACAAACACAGGGCGATGATGGATCGTGCGCACGCACTGCTATCCACCACGCCCCAGGCTGATGGGTGGGTTCGGTGCGATGAGCGGTTGCCGACTGAGGAAGATTGGTGGGTGTGGATTTACGATAGCGAAGATGGCGACATCTTCCACGCACTTTGGCGAGACCTGAAAGGTGACTACGAGAACGGTCACATGAACCTATCTCACTGGATGCCCACCGGCCTCAAGCGCCCACAACCACCGAAGGAGGGTGCGTGATGCTAACCCAAGAGCGTATTCGCGAACTACTTCGGCATGAAAGCAATGGGAATTTCTACTGGCTAGTAGATCGAAACCATCGGGCTAGAGCCGGAGACGAAGCTGGAACGCTTCATCCCAGCGGGGCGATAGTTATAAGCGTTGACGGAAAAATATACAAAGCTCACCGCCTCGCTTGGCTTTACCACAACGGGTATCTACCACAGAAGCAAATTGATCACATCAACCGAAATCGAAGGGATAATCGAATCGAAAACTTGAGATTGGTAACTAACAGCCAAAATAGCATGAATAAAGGGCGCCACCCAATGAACAAAAGCGGCGTGAAAGGTGTTTGCTGGGAATCTCGGAAAAAGCGATGGAAAGCCGAGGTATGGAAAGAGAATAAATGCCATTTTGGCGGTTATCACAAAACGATAGATGCAGCGAGGATTGCAGTAGAGAAACTAAGGAATGAGTTGCATGGAGAGTATGCGAGCCATTGGTGCGCCAAGCACCAACAAGCCGACGAAGTCGAACAGGCGGGAGGTGAGCATGGCTGACACACCAGAGACAATTTATCTCATACCCGGCGAGGACGTAGACGGAGCGCCATGCATGGTCTGGTGCGATGATCCAGCGCCAAGCCGTGACCACGATCCTGCCGAGGCGGTGAAGTATATCCGGGCGGATAAGCACCAGGAGATCATCGACCGACAGGCCAAAGCGGCAAAGATGGGCATGGATGCCGCCAAGAAAAGCGCCGAGATCTTGGAGCGCCACGCAAAGCAGATGCTGGCCGAATCCAGTCCGGAGGTTATCGAGAGTGAGCGGGCGGCGAATGCCGTGCTGACTGATCGGGTTGAAGAACTGGAAACCATGGTCAAAGTGTTTCGGGGCTGCATTGAGACAGGCCTGATGCCGGAGCCTGGCAGCCCTTGCCAGAGAAAGGTGTTTGAGCTTGTTGGGGAGCGTGGCGATGACTGACTACAAATGCCGAGTCATGCAGGTGGTTGTCCACCCTGAAAAGGACGCCTTTATTTTCAGCGAGATGGCCACGCGAATCAGCATCGACGACGAAGGCGGCGGAGAGTTTGTAAAAGCCGAGCAGACGAACACCGGCTCGATACTCATCAATCCCGATGAGTGGCCGGAGCTGCGGGCGGCGATTGATCGAATGGTGGCGGAGTGCGAGCGCGCGGGAGGTGAACAGTGAAGCTCATGAAAGCAACACAATTCCGAACTCGGTACTTTGAGAAGGGGAGTGAGCCGGACATGAAAACGCTAAAAAAATGCATCGACGAAGGCGAACTGCCTGGTCAGCGGATCGGAACCATCTACTATGTGGATCTGGACAGACTCAAGGTATCGAATAACCCGCTGGTGAATAGGGTGCTGGCAGCATGAGCCCACGGCCACGCAGACCGAAGAACAGAGCTTTGCCCCCGAACCTGTATCCGAACAACGGTGGCAAGTCATACCAGTATCGTCATCCGGTGACTGGAAAGTTCCACGGTATGGGTTCCAATAAGGCCCAGGCCATCGCGGCTGCCAAGGAACTGAACGCGCACTTGATGCCAGAGAATGACCTGGTAGCGAAGGTGCTGGGCAATGTGACGATCAGCCAGCACATCAAATGGTTCTTTGAAAATGTCGCCCCGGAGAGGGAATACAAGCCGAGCACTCTGGAGATGTACCGAGTCCAGGCTCGAAAGCTGGAGGCTGCCATGGGTGATGTGGCGGTCGAGGACGTGAGCGTACAGGACATTGCCGAGCTATTGGAAAAGTATTCGCCGCGGTCAGCGAACCAGATTCGGCAGGTGGCTGTTGGCCTGTTTAGGGTGGCAGTGAGCAGGGGGCTACGGTCAGATAATCCAGCCGAGGCCACGCTGAAGCGCAGAGAAAAGAAAGCTCGCCGGCGGCTCACCCAGGCCCAGTATGACGCCATCCACGCGCTGTGCCCGGCATGGGCCCAGAACGCCATGGATCTTGCTCTTATTACGCTGCAGCGCCGGGGTGATGTGTCGCGGATGAAGTTCGACAATATCCGGGACGGAAAGCTGTACGTGGTGCAGGAGAAAACGGAGAAGTACGACACCGGCTATTTGGCCATCAGTATTGGTCCGAAGCTGAAGAAGGTTATCCGGCGTTGCCGTGACGATCTGGCCAGTCCCTACCTGGTGCATCGTAGGCCTGAGCGTAAAGTGAAAGACCGGGAGGGAATGGATCACTGGACGCAGGTTCGCCCGCAGATGATTACCAGGGCATTCGCTGAAGCCAGGGACGAATCCGGCTTGTTCGATGGTGTGCCTGAAAATGAGCTGCCAACGTTCCACGAGATCCGGGCGCTGGGCATCAAGAACTATCGGGATAAGGGAGTAGACCCGCAACAATTGGCGGGCCATGCCAGCGCAAAAATGACCAGCAACTATGACTCAGGACACGATGAAATTCGGTGGGTAGAGGTTGCTGCAGAGTAGGGGGTTTTGGTTTTCTATTGGTTGTATTTTGGTTGGCCCAAAACGAAAAAAGGCAGACGCCTTTTAAGTGTCTGCATTTTCGGGGAATTCTGGTCGGGACGGTAGGATTTGAACCTACGACCCCTTGCACCCCATGCAAGTGCGCTACCAAGCTGCGCT